TTTTTGGATGCCGGGATTAACGTAAGCAAACTCATCGAGATATAGAACTGAAATAGATTTACCACGACCTGTGTTCTTGGTCGTGGTTTCTGCAATAATTCTAGAACCGTTGTCGAATTTCATCTCGTGGACATTGTTGACCACCAAGCCCGGTTTCAAGAACCACGGGCATTCCATATACATTTCCCTAATGCGTTCCATAATCTCTTTAGCGGTTGAACCAATGTTCGCAGCAATGAGAATGGTTTGTTTAGAGAAGAAACAGGCTTTCCAAAACAGGTACGCGCACGAAGTCGTTGTTTTTCCCGTTTGTCTTGGAAGCATACATATTACGCGATCATATGCGATATAGTTATCAAGCAATCGTCGCTGGAAATCATATGTATTGAATTTCATTGCGCCCTTGGTAGGGTGAATGATGTATGCATAATTTTTTAAGAAATAGTGGATGTCATCTTCGCACGTCACCAACTCCATCATTTCTCGTGGAGTGTAATCGTGTTTGTAATTGGCAGGCTTAATCTTGCCGCCATCGTCTTCGGGTATAAACCGTGCCATATAAAATACTCTTTGTTTTAGAGTATTTATACATGATAGTAATAATTATTGATAAAGCAACGGACGGTAAGTCTACAAACCGGGGAGAGAGCGACTTACCGTCCGTCTTTATACCGAACGCGTTTCGGGGGAGAACACTGCGTTCGGTATGTTCTTATAACCTTTTGAATTAATTAGGTTCATTTCGCAAAGTGGTAAGCGAAGGACGCACCGAAGTCAATTCATCTTTCACCGTGGTAAGCTGCGGACGCACCGTTGTCAACTCTGGTTGCACTGTGGTCAGGTCAGGCCAATGTTCACCAGTGATCATACGACCGACATCATCACGAAGATGCATTGCGTGGATTTCGGCAACGCTTGGAAGAAACTGATCACGAGTACGACTTTGGTGACCGGAATGAGTCAGCACCTTAATTTGTTTGATGAGATAGTTCATGTATTCAGCATGCACCGTGATCATACCATCTTTGGAATTTTCAGCAACCATTTCAAGAAGGCGATCACATTGCTGATCTTCGATTGATGTATCAGACATCATGACACCCCATAATCCGAATGAATTCATATGGTTCAATAATCATAATCTTCCCCACACATATAATAAACAGTCCCGCCGTAATTCACTTTGGTGAACATTTTATTCAGAGCGGCTTGAATAGTCTTATTCCAATCGATGATGACGAATTCCAAATCATCTACCACATGAGACAATTCGTAATGTTCTTCAAACAACCGATCCTTGAACCACTCAGGGAAATGCGTTGCTTTGATAAGAGTGCTGGAATCCCAATCCTGTGGTCGGATTTCACTAATCACATCAATCACGGAAACTAGTGCTGCCAGTTCTTTGGTTTCAGCTGCCGACAGTTTTTCTGCATCCACCAGATCATCATGACGATCACGAAGTTCGGTAGTGTCGATAGTATTGCTGTGTGGTACACCGAACTTTGCCATCATCGTTATCCTAATAAGAGATTAAACCAGATTACTTCTTGACACTTTTCTTGACAAGACGATAACCGAGAGAGTCGGCAGCTTGCTTCAGAAGGTTCACTTCAGGATTTTTATCCGTATACCCGGTATAGGCCAGAGGCGAAAACCCTTCATAAAAATTGAGGGTCGCCAGTGTGACGGTATCAGCATGGACGCATTCAACAACACGACCATAACCAAGATCACTGCGTTCTTTGTGACCAACACTATTCATCGCAAGGTTGATCTTCTGGCCCAACTCAGGATCGTTGGCCCACTCGTGTGCCCGATCATTACTAAGCATTACTACGGTGCGATAACCCATGATGTTCTCTCCCAATGTTGATATAACTTATATACGGATTGTTATGCAAGTCAAGTCTTGATTATGCGGGCATGACGATTTCAACAACTTCCCATTCGGTGTTGTCACCGTCTGGATTATAGTATGGATTGAACGGTTCATCATATGCACCGTTGCCGGAATTATGCATGACGAAGTTTGCCTGTTCTTCCGAATCTGCCAACCAGAGCTGAGTGGTTGTCATTTGATTCGAGAGCGTGAACTCATTGCGGGTCGATGTGAGGAAATCGTCATAGAACCGCTCCGAATGCTCAACAGCATTGACATCCCATGATGCGAAGTTTCCGGTGGTCTTTGAGCGAAGTGCAAACATGTTGTTCTCTCCCGTTTCTCTATAATTGAATATAGACGGATTACTATGAAAGTCAAACTATTTTATCAGTTTAACCGCATCAAGCTTTTTCTGCCATTTATCAATAGTGGTCTGGTCCACACCAAATGCAGCAAACGCATCCATGTTCGCTGATACTTCATCAATAACACTCTGATCACGATCTTCGCTTTCTTTTCTGAAAGCTTTTGGCGTCGTATTGATTACGATTGGTGTTTGCTTGGCCATTATAAATCCTTTTCAGGGCTAGTATTAATCGATGCGGCTACGCATATGAGCACTGTAACCAGCATCACGGATGACTTGAGCAAACGCCCGGCAATAATCTTCCTTGATCGCCATGGATTGAGTGCTTTGTGCTGCACCGTTAGGCGTCATGTACCAGCCACCGAGATACGAGTCGGCATGACCATATTCATCACGAGTGCCAACGTTCAAGCGTTTGAACGAATTGAACAGCTTGCGTTGCTTTTTGGAAAACTGAATATAAGCAAAGCCGCAAACACCACCGGCCACATATTCGACAGGCTTTGAATAATCAATACCGGAACCAAGGAAGGTCTTCGGAGTGCCAACAATCATCGGAGTTGGAACGCACTTAGCAGCAGCCTCTTCACCGGCAGCATGTGCAGCAGCAATGAGGGTCTTAATGGATTGGTCAAATTCGTTGATGGTCATAGTGTTCTCTCCCGTTGTTGACTTATGTATAAACGTTTTATACTATTTGTCAACAATATTATCAGTGGATGTTATTAGATCAAACAGTCTAGCTTTATCCTTTGGACCAAGCCACTCAAGTGACGCTGCTAAACATCGTGCATTATCAGCCCGAATGAATTTACGACCTTCAAATAATTCAGTTTCGAGCGCGGACATCGCGTCTCCCAACCGTCTTGCTTTTTGTGTTCTAGTCATTTCAACAGGGCACCACTTCTGGATGAACTTCTTCAAACCGTGGCGCTGAATGCTTAGTGATGGCTCCATTAACAGCAAGCACCGCCACTTCCTTACTAGAATATGCACCACGAAGAATTTCAATACCCTTCCACGCAACAATCGCGCGAACATAACCCCACCGACCGGTTGGTTCGTATTGAATGGTGTAAGGTGACATATTGTTCTCTCCCGTTTCTGATACTCGTTATAAACGGAAGAATAGCATGTGTCAATAACTATATAAGAATAATTGTAGAACCTTTTAAACTTCTTGCAGCTTTATCAATAGCACGAATAGTATCCTTGGTGATTTTATCAAGTATAACTTGAACTTCTTTTCTATCACCGTTGAATTTATGACCATGAAATTCATCAGGTATTTGTAATTTGATACTACCGGTCACATATCGTTGGGTGATAGTTTCGGTCATCAGTTCATCCACAACCGCTATATTATTATTACGAGCACTAGAGAAGGTGAAGAAGGCATTATAGAAGTTCGCGACTTTTGGTGGCTGTCTATCGGTTGTTGAAACGAATGTTGTTGGTGCCTTGGATAAGTCAAAGCCATAATACTTTTCTATAATCATAGTAAGCTGTGGCCACACATTTGTAAGATAATGGTGCCACACAAAGTCTTGGACTCGTTTCGGTTGGGCATTAATTATTTCATGTGCTAACCGGTGCATGAAACTCCATGGTGTCAGTTTGCCATGCACGTTGATGATTGATTTTCCATCGGTATCTAGTAACTCGACTTCCAGACCCCCAAGCACGATTGTTACGGCGCTGCGGCGTCTAGTTTTTCTGATGAATTGGGATAATCCCTTTGGTAATGTATCAATGTGATAATGACCAGAAGCCGGAAAATTTACAATGAAATAATCAACATCAATCGGGAAGCGTTGAAGAATTTTATTAAATCGATCCGTTATATCAGAATTAAGAATTATGTTCTTCTCATCTGAAGACCACGTGCTTTTATGGGTCGTGATGATTTTTTTATTACCCAGTAGACCAAACCATCTAGGCTTTTTCTCTACTGTGGTAAATTCATCTTGATCGAAGTCATTGCCACGAATGACACGACTAGCTTCTAATAGGTCCGAAATTTTCATAAACATATTTATGAGAAACATGGCGTGTTGTGATCTTCTGCTTCACGAGCGTCACACCTACTCGTTTGGTCGTATGCTAGGTTAGAGTTGAAAAGGGAGTAAGAACGCCATGTTTCATATGTTAATATATAACATTGTGATAAATTATCAAGCGGTATGATCACCTTTTTGACCACAGGCATAAATAAGACACATACAATATTAGGGATAATCATGGCTGATCCGATTAAATCAAAACTCAATTCAATTTTAAAGGAATCCGAAATCGTTCTTGAAAAACGAATGGATATGGATAAAACATTAGAACAGAATGGTTCTAGAATTGAAAAACGTCTTCAAGGCGATAATAGTGCTGCTGGTAAAACACCCACCGATTTCTTGAACGCGTGCCTTGAAGTTGATCCGTCAGCTAAGAAAGACTTCTGGTACTGGATCATGAACACTTATATCTCTGGTGGTATTCAACGATACGAAGACCTTTATAAAGTGTCCGAACCGTTAGCAATCTTTGCCAAGCACAAACAACGTCTACCACAAGATCAGCGCGACATCCTGAAATACAGAACCTACATCCAGCTCCGTGATGCAGTTGCACCGTTTGCCGATGTGAAATCTAATAAAGAAACAAAGCGTGATGCTTTTGCAGAATTATTTGAGAAAGGTGAAGCGTCGATGGTGCTCGATAACGCCAAATGGCGGGTTGCCATTCCTCACACCGAAAATGCCGCATGCCAATTAGGACAAAATACCGAATGGTGTACTTCGGCGAAAAATAATAGTTTGTTTGATCATTATAATAAAGATGGCGATCTTTATATCATTCTCAAAAAAGGCGAGTCTGAAGGTGCACGCTGGCAGTTCCAGTGGGAAGGCATGCAGTTCATGGATGAACACGATCATCCAGTCAGCCTATATCAGTTCTTTAAAGAGAACGGTGACCTTCTTCAAATCCCGGCGTTCGGTGAAAAATTTGAATATGTCCCTGAAGGTTACAAGCTAACTATTCCCGAGAAAAGACAGTCTTAATATTATTTGCTCTTATAGAACTTCGTGGCTTCCTTGATATAGTCCGCAACGATGTCTTCAATCAGCATCTTGACAGATTGACAGTTGTGTTTCTCTTCCAGAGTGATTAGAATCGTGTTCTCATCGATCAATCCAATAACCCCATCATATCGAGCACTCTCACAGTACCCGTTCAAACAAAGCAATTCTCTCAACGGATAACCGGTCGGACGACCCCGGTCAGCATCATAATTCTCAATCAAGCGCAATTGTTCACTAGTGACGACATACCGATAAGTCGTTTCGGCGGTCACAAACATACCCGGTTTCAATCTTGAGTTTGCGATCACCTTTTCTCGAAACTTCACTTCCACATGTGCTGCTTTTGCGCCCATCGAAAGGTCACAAAACCGGGCACCGGTGGTAAAATATGTGCAAGAACGCCTGTGCTCACCTTCGGTATTACCGCACTCAGTGCATTCACCGTCTTTGAGAATATTTTTACGCATGATAATCTCCTAAACCGCTTCGAAGGTAGGCATGGTTGCACTGGCAACAACACACCCGTTGATAACATTCAACCGAACTTCAACTTTGGAAGCATGTGGGATGCCGCCGTTCTTCAACCGGATGTGTGCATTCGAACCACCGGCTTGATATGACTTGTTCATCATCTTGCGGTAGTCTTCAGCACGAGCATCCGTGGCACGACCATTCCACATAACAGTGAAAGAGCCATCTTGGACGGTGACGCGTGCAGTATATTTTGGTGTGATCGAACGACCCATAATATCTCTCCCGGTGTTGATAATACTATAACCGGTTAGATACTATATGTCAACTAAAAATATCTGGATCATCTATATCAAAAGAACCATCATTATTAACAGATTTGATATTACATGAATCAAACACAGAATATACTGTAGAGACTATGCCGTTATTGTCATCAAGACCTGCATGATATTCATCATATGAATTTTTAATAATGATTCCGTCATGACCGCCTATCATTGCGGTAGTAATATGTTTCTCTGTTTCTCTCCACCGTTTGAATTCAGCATCAACAATTAAAGGATTTTCCAGTTTGAGATAACACGCCAATACAGATGGTTCAGCGCCCTGATGGTCAAAAGCGCGCCGCCAGTCTGCATATGTTTTTGCGACCCTTCGACTATCAGTAAAGAAGTGAGAGACGGAAGATTTCCATGAGTGAGATTTAAATTCACCCGTAGCTCTTAATTCTCTATCATCTGGTGTGCCGTGATAAACAACTAGAGGCGTTCTTACTTTGATGACTTTACTATCACCAAACCAATTCTTAAACTCTGGTGTATAAATCAAACTAGTTTCAAATAGATGCTGTAACTTCATCGCATAATACCATGATCGTTTCTATCATATCCACCGGAATTGAATACAGATTTGATTTGTTCTGGGAACCATGCAACATAATGAGTATCGCCTTCAAAATTTTGAACGACGCCATCATATCCAGTTACAGCATGTAACGTGCGCCGGAACAAATCGGAATGATCATCGAAGAATTCATTTTCTAGATGCATTATATTTTTATAATGACGAGCTACATTGCGAATTTGTGCATCGCTGATGCCTTCGCTCCAAATATCATACCAATCACCCAGTCGTGAATTATCAAGATCACGTAACCCCGGAGATTTCAACATAATCTTATAAGCTTGCGATGTCGTCAATTCCACGATATCAATTGTGGCATCATCAAATTGTAATACAATTGGGTTTTGAATTGATAAATAAACTGGAAGAACGCCCGGACTATCTTCACCACCCTGTTTGGGTTCATGCACGGAACGGCGTCCAACATAACCGGATGCCACAGACGCATTAGTGGTAAAATAAAAACCACTACCAAGCTGATCTGCACCTTTACCGGTATACTTTGGATCAAAGGAATCAATCCCGGCCATATTACCGGTCCCATGATAAACCTTCAGGGGATTACCCGTGTTGTCCACAACGACACTATCACCAAACCATTGTTGGAAATTAGGGTTGTCGCGATTCTCAAATAATGATTGAAGTTTCATATTGTTATTTATCAGGCATCATCATCCCATAGGATATAAAATAACCAGATGATGATATATACCAAAAAGGGCAACTGTCCAATAGATGAGGTATTAAGCAGCTTCGCCAGATGATCATCAAACGAATACCAAAAAACCGCTATTAGTAACAATAGACCATTCATCGTTTGCCGCCATCGATCCCAGTTCCATCACATGCTTCACATGGTAGATTGGGGTTTTGTTCGGAAATACCCGACCCGGCACAATCTTCACATGGTCTACCGGGTACAGCTACGCTCATACTTTTTTTGGAATTTTTAATCTTAGTCATGATTCTGTTCCTCTATACCTGTACCACCGCAAGCACCACAGGGTGGACTTCCATTATGATCATACCGGCCTGATCCGTTACACGCAATACATGATTTAGATTTTGGCCGAGTAACTTTAGGAACACGCATATTTTTCGGTATTCGTGTTCTGGCCATAATAAATTACCTTATCTGATAACTAACATCGCAAAGATTATAAAAGCCGCTAGCCCTGCGATGATTAGCCATGTTTTTGTATACCATTTCGGTTCATCAACCGGAACATAAGACTTGATATATTCATCACCGGCAGGCGTAATAGTCAATTCACCAACCCGTTGCGTCGAAAGCATAGGTTCATCAATCAACCGACGACCGAAAAGGCGTGCAACCGAAGCACCCACATCAGATCGAGGCATACTCGTATCAGTGACGATATCGGCCCGACATGTTTGCGGATTGTCTTGAATATATTTAAGAACGGCTATATCATTTTTCAACATTATATTAATCCTCAATTGGTGGATCAAGCTGGTCCAGTGTGCCGGTCACGTATTCATTAGTGAAAAGGTTATAAACCGTTTTGCCCGTTTTGGCACAGTGTTCGATGAAAGCCGCATATGCTTCCGCACTTGGTACACACGAATTATGAAACTCGTGCCATTCCTTCATTCCCGCACGGTTACCAGTACGGAAATACAAGAACGGAACATCTTCGTGTTCGGTTATAGAAAAACCGTCAACACAACCACCACCAATGATGTAATAATCAGCAGGGTAATGCTTCTTCGTATATGGATCGAAATATTTTCCATCAACCATGATGATTATCCTTGTTCCAGTTTGCTTTCAAGCCATGCGATGGCACCACGGATATCACGTTGGCGATCACGTTCATTCATCATATTAGGCAAAGGATTACAATCATGATCAATCATCGCCTGTTCAATCAACGTTTGGATCATCATAGGTTGATTGATTCGTACTTCTGAAGCTGTATGAAGTTCCGGGTTATTCCGGTAAGTATCAAGAGCAACATGTGGAACGGTTGAATTTTGTATCGATACTGCTACTGGATTATCATAATCAGGATCACGGGCGCGTAACTCGTCAAGCAAGTGACCAACAGTTATTTCCAGCGCCTCTTCACGATTCTCATACATATGAATGATATAGGTTTTATGGCCCAGCAGCCCACCAAGAAACCCGTTGAACTCTTTTAAACCGGTACTCATGATGTTCTCTCCCTATTCGTTATAGAGAACATACACGGTATAGAATCAAATGTCAATATTAATTCTCATCGTATTGTAATTTGTTTATTGAAAGCTTGTATCATTCTGTTAGCAGTTAAACCACTATTATAAGCATTAGGGTCAGGCGTTTCCATTCCAAACGAATATTTGTTACGAGCATATTGTTTAATTAATGATAATAACGTCCGGTAGGATGCGGCGGTAACGTCCATCTTGTAAACCGTTATATCAAAAATCAATGCTAATGTTTTTGTTGATACTCGAATCCATCCGGCTTCTTGTGCTAATTGTTCAGCATATATTTCAGAATATTTATCGAACTCACCGTGTTCTTGATAATATTCATCCGTATCTTTGATTACATCTTCAAAATATTTCAACGCCACGTGTGAATGATGACGATCCACATCGTGATCAACTGGCAACCATTCACCACCGTCTGTAATCCAGCCGCCTGCTAAATCCCAAAATAACCGATTTTCATATAAATCTACAATTTTCATAACGATATTTATGACAGATGAATCCACTTCATACAAACCGCTGCCTTTCATAAGCGAATTTATGTCATATGGTATTTTTAGCGATACAGGAGAAAGCCAATGGCTCGTATTAAATGGACACACGCTTTGTGTGCCAAGGAAGCACTGAAACATGAAACGCGTAATGATTTTAGAATTAACAGCAACCGTGCATATGATTGGGCACGGCGTAATGAGATTCTTGATGATATCTGTTCACATATGAGCGGACGAAGCATCTGGAACCACGACAAGTGTAAGAAAGAAGCATTGAAATACAAAACTAGAACCGAGTTTATTCAAGAGGCCAAAGGTGCATATAATTATGCATTAAGACATGATGGTCTTGATGAAGTGTGTTCACATATGAAAGAACAATTCAGATGGACACCAGAGACGGTTGCTCAAGAAGCACTGAAATATAAAACCAGATACCAATTTCAACTCGGAAATTCCGGTGCATATCAATATGCGCTAAAAACCGGAATTCTTGATGATGTGTGTTCGCATATGACGAAGGTACAACACCGATGGACGCCTGAATTGATTGCTCAAGAAGCGGCGAAATATGCAACACGTCATCAGTTCAAGCTTAATGCTGGCCGTGCATATAATTATGCTAGACGAGATGGGGTTCTCGATACTGTGTGTTCTCATATGAAGAAAAAGGATAAGTGATATGGCGCGTTTTTTATGGACACCTGAACTCTGCGCTCAAGAAGCATTGAAATATAAATCGAAATCAGAATTTAAAAGAAATTCTGCTGCTGCTTACAGAATGGCACTAAAATTAAGCATTATGGATGTCATTAGTCAACATATGACCAGACCCAGTACAGCTAAAATTTGGTCAGAAACCGAAGTGCTCACTATATCTTCAAAACATAAATCGCGAAAGAGTTTCAAAGCGAACGATAATGCCGCATATGTCGCCGCCAAGAAAATGGATATTTTGAATAAAGCCTGTGCCCACATGGTTAGTCGGGGTTGGACGCAAGAAAAAATAATTAAAGAAGCATTAAAATACAATACCCGACATACTTTTAGTGTTGGTTCAGCGGGTGCATACCATGCGGCAAGAAAAACCGGCATTCTGGATGAAGTATGCGCCCATATGATCGTATTGATGAATAATTGGGATATAGATAGTATCACAAAAGCGGCCAAAGCTTGTAAAACGCGTACTGAGTTCCAGAAAGAATACGGCGGAGCCATTCATGCTGCTAAACAATTAGGTATACTTGAAGACATTTGCAGTCATATGCCTATACCGAAAAGATGGAAAAACAAACAACTGCGCCAACTCGCATTAAAATATACCACTCGTGCTGAGTTTTTAAAAAACCACAGTGGAGCATATTGGTCAGCAAAAAACCGTGGAATATGGGATGACATTTGTTCGCATATGGTTTGTGGTAGAAGAAAATGGTTTATAGAAAACATCAAGGACGAAATTTCAAAATACGATTCAAGAGCCGATTTCAAAAAAGGATCACTCGCAGCATATCAAGCAGCTAGGGAAATGGGAGTGTTTTATGAATTGACTGCACATTGGCCGAGTAACCAACGATCAACACCATGGACAAAAGAAGAAGCAATAGAAGTAATAAAACAATACAGTTCGTGTAAAGAACTGCGAGAAGACAATTCTGGATTATATCAATGGTTAAAAAAGAACGATTTACTTGATGATTTGACACAATGTCTTGATAAGCGTAAATATTTATCAAATGATGATTTATATGAGATTGCCAAGAGTTATAATAAACGCAGAGATTTCAAAATTGCGGAACCAACCGCGTATCATGCATGTGTTGATCGGGGAATGTTAGATGATGTCTGTATACATATGAAAGGTAAACGTACTCAGTGGACGCACGAAACATGCATTGCTGCGTCAAAACCATTCAAATACTTGGTCGATTTTGAAAGAGAAGAAGGGAGCGCGCTTTCTTATGCCAGAAGACACAATTTGATGCTACAGATAACCGAGCATATGATTCCATTGAAAGTAATGTGGAATGAAGACGATGCTGTCAAGTTAGCCAAAGAGTATGATTGTCACTTGACATTCAAAAAAGAGCAAGGCGGTGCGTATTCATACTTGTCTAAAAGGGGATTATACATAGAAGCCACGGCACATATGCCTAAAAGTCGATATGCGAGAGTTACATATATTTGGAAAGTAAAGGGATTTAAGAATGTATGGAAAATCGGAGTAACCAGTAATATGAAGCGGGTAGTTAATAGAATAGATGAAGTTTGCCGTTCAAACAACCTCGAAATAGATAACAATGAATATTATGCCTCAATACAAAGGAAACCGACCAAAACCGAAAAAGCTATCTTACAAATGGGTGATAAGATGGAACAACCATTTACAGGTCAAGGTTTTACTGAATTTAGGATTTTAACAGATACACAAGTATCAATAGCAAAACAAATGCTAAGCAAATAAATATGACAACACCCCAAGCCTTTCGGCAAGGGGTGTTTTCTGTTTCGAGGGTTGTCAGACCCCAATCTGATTAAGCCGCGATGCGGACTTCAGAAGGTGCATTATCGTTAGATGCTGCATTTACTATTATTGAACCTATAACGGGCTTCACCCGGCAATCTCGTCTTCCCTATACAACGCCAGTCGATCCCATTTCGCCCCCATATGATTTCGCCCCTAAATAACGTGGAGGCGAGCGGTATAATGGTGGAGGCGGCGGCTTCGAAGCCGCGTCCTGTACGTCTTTCAGTCTGAGTCATAAATTACATGTATACTTATAAGGATTATAACATTCAATGTCAAGAGAAAAAATAGAAATTTTATGCAAGTATTGCAACGCGTTGTTTTTAAAAGATAAAAGGGAACACACCCGGCAAAAGAAGATAAGAGGAGAAGATGCTAATTTCTTCTGCACATTATCATGCGCAACGACCCATAATAATAGTATGATATCTAATAGAACCCCGCCGTTACCACAATGGGGTAACACCTTTAACAAGAAGGGGGATTTTTCATATTATTTGAATAAGGCTAAGGGAAGGCGACATGTATTTGATATCGATGAAGAATATTTAAATATGATTTGGAACAACCAAGAAGGCAAATGTGCATACACCGGCTTGTCAATGATGATCAAAAAATATAACAATAAACCAGATTTCAAAACAGCATCATTAGATAGAATAGATTCATCAGAGGGATACATCAAGGGAAATGTTCAATTCATATGTGTTCCCTTCAATTTAGCAAAAGGTAACAAAAATGATGATGAGTTCAAGGCATTCTTAAAAGAAGCAGTATCCAATATGGATTAGCTGTAACTATCTACACACGTGATCCAAGATAAATGGTTGCTTCTTTACGATCACCATCAGAATAAAACAACGATGTACCATTCAATATGAATTGATCAATACCAAGAGAATCAAATTGTGAATTCAATCGAGCTGCTAATTCTTTACCCATACCCTTCTGCACATAGGCAAGAGTTATGTGGGCTTTGTATTCATCAAACTGACTCTTCTGACAATCAACCACATTCTCAACCACATCTTTGAGTTCTTCAAGCTTAGCAGTATCTTCATCATTGATCTTCAAATACACACAGTCACATACACCCTGTTGAACATTCTCAAAATATCCAACTTCACTAATAGCAGGCTGACCAGTACTAATAACATCATGATCCTTCAGAGCATCTTGTAGCCCTTTTGGATCAAACTCGTTGATGCCATACCTGATAGTGATGTGATGCCAGTATTCAATAGGGGTTCCATTGTCATGAAACAGTTCATCATCCTCAATGAGCTTTACAAACTTGATAGCTTCAGGACATTCAACCAGCATCATAACAATACCGGTTCTAGGTGGTAATGATGTATCTTCCAGTAATATTGAATTCAAGGTTTTTGAATTCAGCATTAGATATCGCCTTGCCACTCAAACTTGATGCATAGTCCCTCGTTTGAATGACCACGACTGATCATAACATTATCCCAATTGAGTTCTGTGCCGATTTCTTGAATTACTTTGACTTGAACTTCATCATCTTCGACACAAACATGACCAACACCATTTTCATCTAGAGCACAATCAATCGTCGATGCCGACATTGTATGATTAGAAAAGCCATCTTTTTGCTTAAGAACAATATTGTTCTTTTGTTCAAACAAGGCGATCATGTGATTTATATGTTCACGGATATCTGAATTAACGAAAGTGTCTTCTTTCAAATACTTTTCGAGTTTATATTTTTGAGCGAATGTCGGCACAACCGGCTTCAAGGTTTCAAGAAGCTGTTCTACGTCTTTGACATATACACCTTCTGATAAATCATTTTTACAAGCACCAATCTGTAGATCACCATCAACAACAGAGAATTCATAGATGCCACGCTTGAGTGGTTTACCGGTATGTGCTGATAGAACCGTATGAGATGTTTTGTATTTGATGGACTCGGTTACAGCACGGCTTTCTTCTTCACGGGCTTTCTTACGATCATCCATATTCTTCAGCACTTCTTCAACGCTCTGCTGTCCAACCAGTTTCTGAACAGATAGATCATCTTCAGGAAAATCACGTGGACTTGTGCCCATAGCCTGAGTCAACAAAGCTTCATCATCGGCTTTACCGGTTTTGCATTGGGCAATCTCGCCATCTTCAGATAAAAAGAAATATTGAAGAGGAATTCTGGTGGTTTGTGAAATTTCCATCTTCAGTTGCTCGTACATGCCACGAGGTAGGTTACCAATCGTCGCCACGTGCTTGTAGAGCGTTCCGAACGATAATGTAGGGAACTGGACCGGATTCGTAGAAAACGGCTGTGCGGGCTGAATTTCGTATTCACGAAGATCATATTTTTGTAGAGCAATCTGAATGAGATTCAGATAGTCTTCTTTGTTGATATCGTAATAAGAAAGAATAGTAACAGTGTACTCGTCTTCTGTTAACGCGAAATATTCATGAATCGTTTTCATCTTCTGCCTCTATGTCGATAACGGGGTTTTCTTTACGGTTTCTTAGCATTTCAAGAAGTTCTTCCCGAGAGCCATAAAACGAATTATTTTGGATATTGGCTGTGATCGGTGCACCGGTTTTAGCCTTATCGAAATTGTGTTGTTTGGTTTTATGAGCGACTTCTTGTTTCAATTTAATCGCATCAAGGGCGGCTTTATAATATTGGCCACCAACTTCATACATCCGTGCTTGTGATCTTGGTTCGTAATCACGAGCCAATTCGGAAATGTGTTTAGCAATAGATAGAGTATGAGATATAATATCTTCTGTCTGAACATGACCACTGGTAATAAGAGCATCTTCAGTTGTATCATCAACAACCAATTGACCATCACGATCACCATCTGGTGCTGAAGGCATGAGTTCTTCGCCCGGCACAGTGGTGACTTCTTTGCCATCTACCGTGTAGCTCCAATCATATACTTTTTCTGGATCAGCTATATCCAATGTTTCAAATACCTTTGACATACACCTATTTATAGGAAATATAATAAATATGTCGTAGGAGCAGATCATGAAGTTTATTACAACAGTTTTGATGACACTATTTCTATTAGGATGTGCAACTGATGATGCTACCGATGGGCTTATGCCACAGGGTTCGACACCCATTGGTGCACCATGGGGTTACACTGATATGTGTGATGATCCCGAAAGAAATTCCGAAATACATTGTCCACCAGAAGAAGAAACAGAATGACTATTAGAGAAACGTGTGATCAAGTTAAACGAATGGTTGATAGAGCCATTACATGGGAAGATGATAAAGATACTGTTGGATTAATTGAACACTGGCAATCCCACGCTCCACAAATATTAGCTGATGAGAATTATAAAACCCTCGATGATTGCGATGGGTTCGCACTAACCGCTGCTGAACTATGTGTTCATTATGGCATCAGTACTTCTTCAATTCGTTTGGTTTTTTGTGAGATACCAGACCTTGGATATCATTTGGTATGTACAGTTGATGATGTTGAAGCTGACAAGACTTGGGTATTTGATAACAACGAAGAACGCATTCGTGATTGGAAACGTATTCCATACAATTGGCTTCGTTATATGAAGTATGACAATTTAGGTCATTGGTTCCAGATAGACGATTAAGCTTTTTTCGCTTTAGCTATTGCTCGTGTTTTGGGTGATTTTCTAACACGCATGCCGTTTGCCACATGTTTGTGACCGGCACCGCCCTTTTTGGCTTTGATCGGTTTCTTCTTTTTGATAGTACCAATTTTGCCCGGCTTCTTCGGTTTACTCATCTTAGACGGCGCAGTATTAACGAACATACCCTCATTAGTAAGCACAACAAATTTGATACCGCGTCTGGCACACCATGCAGAAGCAGCTAACCATTTGGCTTGATTAACCATTAGGCTCATTTTGTCATATTCACTAACAGCCTTTTCGGCTAATGCTTCTTTTGCTGGTTTAATTTCAATTAGCTTTGTTTCAACAATACCCTGAGTGTTCACCGCCTTGATCATGAAGTCCGGTATATAAATCGACTGCTTTTGTTTCAGCGGATTTCTATATGGTATTTCGATTGGTTCTGATGCCCATTCCAGAATAGTAGGAGTAAGGTCACACTTTTGCGCAAAAGAGACTTCCCAACTTGATCTAAGCGTGATGGGATATGTCCCTCTATATTTGCTAGGGTTTCGTGGTGTATAGTTTGTTCTTTTTGGACGACCGGCCATGGTCACACAGTCGGGTTAGAATGACGGGATAACCACGTTCCAACATTGCCTACATCTGATGTGATTGTTTTTTGTACATCCTTGATGACTTCACCCGAACCAAACGGATCAAAGTTCTTCAAGTTTTTGAATTGTGCACCGGCTTCACCAATCAATGGTAATATATCAGTGAACCTACCTTGAGATAATGCTTGCTCAACCAATCTAATATTTTGAATGACCAGTCTGATGTTCTGAATAGGTGTACCTGCTGCAACAGTTTCAAACAGGTTTCTACGTAGATCAGATAGATTTAATTCTCCACCCTGAATAGAATTTTGAACAGCTTGGATCAATTCACCCGGAGTAACACCAATACCATTTAGGAAATCACTAACACTGCTAGGGAGTAAATCATCTAGACCGCTGATCTTATCGGGATTGTAATTCACTAATCGATGATCTTCGATGACCGACTTGTTTAATTGGTTCTGGAACAATCCATCATTCTTATGTAATTCACCAGAATCATTGAATACAGAACTATCGAAATAAGTATATTCAATTGTTATACCGACTTCTTGAACACCATCATCAGTATAATCAAGAGATACATTTTCAATACTCTTGAATATTGGGTTATATATTGTATGAACCTGTACTGCATTCGCATCAGTACCCATGTCATATAGTTTGATATAATCAAAGAAACGAGATTTGGAATTATCGTGAAGTCTCAAACCCATTGATTGGGTGGCATCATCGGTAGCATCGTGTGATCGCACCAATGGGGTTTCATTATTAAAAGTTCCTGTAGTACGCGAAAAATCAACTTCGTTACCGGTATTGGTAGAAGGTCCACCATGATTATTATAATGGCGTCTATACTCTTCAATCATATATCGTACAGATGATCGACTATCATCATACAAAGTAAGACTGACATCGGAGTATTCTATTTTCTTTTTCAGGATGTATGGTTTGTTGTATGATCGAAGCTTTTCAGTATCAAACGAGAAGCCGGGTTTGGTGAATGATTTCACCAGTATTGAATTACCTTTGTTTAATAGGTTGTTCAGATTGCTTGCTGACTCTGAACCTTCTGGATTGAAACCGAATTCAACAAAGAACGTAAAATTAGGACGGGGAACTGATGGTAGCTTTTGGCCACTACCATCAAATCCCCGCAATTCATAAGCGTAATTTTGAAACAGATGTTTACTAGTAGGCATAAATAACCCCTAAACGGTTTAGAGGTTCCCGTTTCCGCCAATACCAGTAGAACTGTTACCGAACATGCCTTCAATTTCTGGTGCATGATCGTAATCACCAAGCATGTTACCGTTTTCATCGAAGATGGTGCAGTTATCGAAACGAATCGTCAAAGACAATTCAGTTGGATCACTGTTTTCATAAGCGAGTTCGCCTACTTCTTCATTGGTGATCTGACAACCAACAAGGCACCATTTCTGAATAATGTTAGGGTCTTGTGCAGACTGAGTTGCACCAGCACCACCAGCAAGAACATCAACATCAAGTTCGAACTTATAGTTCTCACCAGCACGGGATGATGTTTGATCGAAGAAGTTGAATTGCTTCGAACGCTGCTTTTGAATACGACGAAGAGCCGTATTATCAATGTCTTCATAGAAACGGACTGAAATATCATTCCACTCTGGACGCTTCTGTACATATACAATTGAATTATAGCTGTACATAGGTGCTGTATCAAAACTGGCCGTTGGGCGAGTAATTGCTTTGACAGCACGGGTCATATCATATGGTGCTGTGTCGCCCGGATCACCAAAGTTATAAAACAATGCCCGGAACTTGTGTGATAGTACCGGTTGAAGGACAGGACTACGCTCGCCATTCATTCCCGGTACGCCAAAATTTTGTAGTGAATTTACGCTCATTTCAGAATACCTCTGCTTTCATCATATATTTAGGGATGAAATACAACGAGGGTGTAAAAAGAGGGTTGTGTTCGTTTGATTTTATGGTATAAGTAATTCGTATTGATTAATATGGTCGGTTAGCTCAGCGGGAGAGCGCCTCGTTTACACCGAGGATGTCGGGAGTTCGAATCTCTCACCGACTACCAATCTTAATGGCGATTAGTTCAGTGGGAGAATGCTTCGTTGACATCGAAGAGGTCACTGGTTCGAACCCAGTATCGCCAACCACTTTCAGAAAGATAACCAAATGCTAACCGAAAATAATCGAATTACCGCATTTGGTAAACTAGTGGGATTCATTTGGATCACTACATGTATTGTGGTAATCGTTCACATACTCGCTAATAAACCGCAGCATCCACAAGAACTAACCGATTTGATAGAGTGTCATCAAGCCGCCCAACGTGGTTGGATTGCAGATAGATCAGATACCATACATCCATTGGATAATACTAGAGCCATATCTGGATATCGGTGGTTTTATAATGACGTAATAGTCAAGCAAGTGACGTTCAGAGAGATGGACGGCGTTTCCTGTAGACCACACACGGTTGATGTGATTAACGATCCAGTTAACGATTAACTTAAATTTGATCTTGTGATGTTATATGCTTGTTACAATAATCGAAATCAAACATTGCATATACAAAATGTCTATGATTGCCACCACCACGCTTGGCCTCACCACCTGATTGATTGACACCGCCAACATAATTCAAACCGGTATACCCGGCTGAAGCAAGCACTTCATAAAGCGGCGGGAGTCCATCTATACCGCCATCTCTCAAATAATATCCAAAATGGCTACCTACTAATAATTCATCAAGAGTTGGTGCAAGACCTTTGCCACCAATATCATGGCCCATCCATGCATATCTCGATCCACGGGTTTTGAAACCTTCAACCCAATCGGCAAAATTCCTAGCCCGTTGGTCCGAACCGTTCACCCAGTAACGAAGATCACAATGTCTATCACCAAGATATTCATTAATGACCCCAAGAAGATGTTCATTCATTGGGACTTCGGTATTAATGGTTTTTGATATATATGTTCTATCAAGTGTAATGGTTGTGATCCAATTACCATAATCCATCGCTATTGTTTGATCACTGGTTAGATATATCAGTTTTCCGTATAAGCTTCCCCAACTATGTGATGTATCAAACTTTGTATAATGTTCTGAATCTCCACGGTATAATTTCAAACCGCTATCTTCAAACAAATTAATTAGATGCATCACATGAACCCTTTGACCTATTTATCCTATGATACTGGTCGAAGGAGATTAATATGACAATAGCAGCTAAACCAGCATCCACCGATCTTGAAATTACAGACGGGCAGGGTGAATGGATTAATTCATTAAGTGAATTGTGTTATGGATTATCGGCCCGTGGTGGCTGGTGGACGAACCTAGAGACGGGTGAACCATTGGAACGCAACAAAGGCGAAATGCTTATGCTGATGGTCACTGAAGTGGCTGAAGCTATGGAAGGTGTTCGTAAAGGATTACCGGACGATCATTTACCACAGTATTCAATGGAAACTGTTGAACTGGCGGATGTGTTGATTCGTCTTTTTGATTATGCCGGTGGATTTGGATTACCGGTTGGTCAAGCCATGGTAGACAAGTTGCGGTACAATCAGAACCGCGCCGATCATAAAGTTGAAAACAGAATGAAAGATGGTGGCAAAAAATGTTAAATGAATATATATCATCAGATAACATAACCATCCTAACGGATGAATATGAAATTTTCTATATGCTGGATCGATATGATGAAAAGAATGTGAACTATGTTCAGTTCGCGTGTCCTGATAGTTTCGATCTTTTCGTGATTGATCGCAAGGAATTACATGGTGTGACGATTGAAACTGCAAAGCGCTATAGCAACACGATGGAATGGGCACTCGCTGCTGTTAAAGAAGGCAAGCGGGTTTCTCGTCGCGCTTGGTTAGATGAAGAACGATCACCATTCATTTTCAAGGTGGATGGATCAACCTTTACGGTGAACCGTGAACCGCTTCTGTCCATCCTTGGTGATGGCGTCAGTGTTGATTATAATGCTCATATCGATATGACTTTATCCAATGGATCGATCATGGTATGGTCACCATCTCAAGTCGATATGTTTGCTAACGATTGGTATGAATACAATGGCACATTATGAATGCAATAACTGCGGCGCATCCATGGGTATTGGTTTTGGTAGTTGCAATGAGTGCACACCGCCCGAATACTTCCGCATGGATGCGAGATTAAAATCTATCCGCAACGAGATTGATCAGCTTGTTAATGAACGGATGAAACCTATTCAACAAAAGATCAAAGAGGAAGAGACAATTAAATTCTCAACCGAAATCGAAGTGCTTGTAGAAGGAATGGACCGATTAAAATTAACCCCGTACAAACGGGGTTAATTTGTTTATCCGTTAATTATCGCGGTAGATTGTGCCAACTTCATGGAATGATGCCAGCGTCAACTTGTCGGTTTCGTAGTATTCACTATGAATTTCTACTTGGCGACCTGTGCCCCATTTCATGATTTTGTCTGTCAGTTCATCAATCCAATCAAGGCGCTCTTGTTCATCGCCCGCCCAAGAAACCGTGAATTCATAATAGATGCTTTCAAGCAGTGCTTTATCAAACACAGTATCGAATTGATAAGTGTTACCTAAATCTATTCCGGCGCGACCGAGTGCAAAACTGGCGTAGTTACCAAGATCAAAACACTCCATAGAGTCAAGATCAAACAAATATGTATGAGAACTCATTGGTTTGAAAGAGAAGCAATGATTTCACGACTAGCGACTTGGCGATCACGCTTACGGATATGGCGATCAAACACACGGCGCTTTGCCGGAGCAGGGCCACAACACGTACAATTGCGACCACCCGGACCATAATGAGAAATACTCTGATAACCGTTTTTCATAATCAGTCCTCTGCCTCTGCATCCTTCAGAATCTCGGCGAGGATGATACCCATGGCCTGATCCGGGTCGTCAACCTTTTCAGCTTCGATGCGGGCATAAATCTTTTCCATGAGTGCATCCATCTGTACCTTCTCTTCGGCGAAATATACAACCGATCTGGCTTCTGCATCAGCGATTGCATCAGCCTCTGAGAGAAAGGTACGGTCTGCTGGCATGTATACGGTATGACCATAATCATCATGGAAGGCGTACACGCTGCCCTCGCTGAAGCTATCCAAAACCTTATCACCAGAGAAATTTGTGTGCAGTGCAACAATACCAGTTTCGGGTGTAGTGTCTTCCCAATAACGAATCGGGCTGAACCAGAGTGGAGTGCCGATTGGATGCTGTGTGACAGTGTTGGTCATTGTGTTCTCCCGGTGTTCATAATGTTATAAACGGATAAACACTATATGTCAACATCTATATTATATTAAAAAACCGGAAGTTGGGTAGCTTCACGTTTATCACTATAAAGTCTTTGCCACGACCAAGCAATTGCTTCAACTACATTACTATCAGTACGGAACTTATTATAAATGGAACGCAATTCACGGTTCGATACTGGTTCCGAAGAACGAGCAAGCGGTTGAACTGTTCCATCCTCCAAAAGCAAACCGACGATAAGCATTTTTATATTCCATCATAAAGTTTGGTGGAAGCGGACGGGATCGAACCGACGACCTCAACATTGCAAGTGTTGCGCTCTCCCAACTGAGCTACGCCCCCAAATAAACTGTACACATTACTTACAGCAATAAATCATCCACGTCAACCGTTGACATGAATTTTAATTCAGCTATTATATCCATACAAAACGGAGAACACTGTGGCTGATTCAACCAAACAACTATCCGGCATCATTTGGATATACGATGATGGAACCAATGAGTATGCACCCGTGAAACCTGTGCCTAAAACAGATTCGGTATTCTCGGTGCTAAAGGATACAATAAAATCTAACATTAGACTTCATAGAGCATTCTCGCCTATTCGAACGGGCGAATAGTATTATCTAAAAAAGAATCAAGGGTAGCTTTAGTAGAACTACAGTTCCAATTTTCACCACGGAGAGTAATAATTTCAACTCTATTCCCTTCGGTGGTGTATGCATCTCTAATAATTATATTATAATCTTCGTCGTGTTCTATATCATTTACACTGGTGACCACCATAACAAGTGGTGTCGCGCTCGCAGAACAAATATGAAGATAGCCTTCATCAGCACCGAAACTATTGGTTATAAGAGATGGTTGTATTAATAATGTAACAGATAATATAAATGAAGATAACATGATTTGCTCCTAATACTATTTAGGACTTCATGCTCTCCATTCGTAGGTGGAACCGGAAAGAGTTTTGAACTTCACATACTCGTCTGTTTCTTCTAGAATTTCTGTTACCAGACTTGTCTGCCACCAATCTTGTGCGGAGTATGAACGAGCCGATAGTGAACCGACTCTAATAGCACGACCGACAACAGGACGACCGGGTTCAATTTTCATTTTACCGTCTTCAACCCATACCTGATCTGAAGAAGCGCCAGAGTCACCAACGTGTGGACTGCCAACTTTCATTAAACTAGGCATTCTTAATCTCCCATCGGGGTTGGCTTGCCAGCTTTACCGCGTATCTTACCACCGTTCCTAATACCACAATGGTCACACTTAGAACCAGCAGATATTTTATCATGATCACAACACGAGCACCAATATTTCTGGCCTCTAGGTTCTCGTGATTTTTCTCTATTGGTTGGTTTGAACATCAATCGACTTTATCATAATCATCATAATCATCTTCGACACCATCATAGCGATGACGGTTATCATAATGACAAAATGAAATAGAGCCACCAAGAAAAGATATTCCAAAATCAACACCACGATGCATGGTTTTTCGACCAGTAATACGTAATGATGCACCGGTAGATAAATTCCAACTGAAGCTATCTACTTGAATTTCAATTGAAGAATTTTTTGTAACCTTCCAGTCTTTAACGAAAAGAATATTATTCTTCATTTCAACAAACGGATTGGATACAAATAACGAAAAGCTTAACATAATGTTTTCCTTGAAGGAATTGGCATGGGTGGAGGGATTCGAACCCCCGACACTCGGGTTTGGAGGCCGATGCTCTAGCCAGACTGAGCTACACCCATGCAGTGATTTACTTATACCTATCACTGATAGTCTTGTCAACCATCTTGATTTAATAGTGTGGATATTTTTTCGCGAACCGTGGCAGCATCAGCCTTGCCCTGAGATTCCTTCATTACCTGTCCAACAAACCAGTTAGCCAATTTGGGTTTTTGTTTGGCGGCATTCCACTGGTCAATGTTATTCTCGATAAGAGAAGCAATCATATCATCCATTTCATCACCACTTGATGCGGACATCTCTTCACGACATACCGTGGTGACTGATTCCCAAAATGCCATTTCGAATGATGGAGTAGGACTATGGAAATTCCCATCTTCTATTAATTGAATTTCTTCGGCTTGTATTAAAGCTGCCCAACGTTCATTAAAATTTTCAAGAAGATCAAACTCTATTTTACGATGAAGTGATCTATCAATGATACCTGCATCAATTCGTTCATACAACGTGACCAACGACTCCATGTGTAAGACACGAGAATAAGGTCTTTCTCTTTAAGAGCCACAGCAAGCGGTCCTAATGAGAAATTAACATATTCATCCGCCCATTGTGGAAGACACATGATAAAACTCAAATGATCCCATGCATCAAACCCATTAAAGTTTGATCCCATGCTGAACAAATTACTGAATTTATCTTGTGAAACGGGAAGACACATCTTGTCTGTAACGTATTCGTAAGGGTTTCGAACCCAGTAAAAATAATCTTTATCACTCATGATATATCCCACTTCCTAATAATTGTACCAGTATGGATAAACCGGGTCAACCCATTAAGAGGGGATTATCACATGAAGGTTCCCGCATAAACGCATAGGGGAATTGCGGATTTGCTTATTGATTATCGATAAAGATAGACTAAGTAAGTATGTATGGAAAACGGAGAAAAGAAAATGAGTTTCTTAAAACAGAATATCAACGGACTGATTATGGTTCTATTATACGGCTCAATGGTAGCTGGCACAGTGTTTGCAGTTGGTCAGGCTTTAATCGCCTGACCAACCGGCATTCCCTATTAAGCGGATTCTGAATTCATGAACCGGCGTGACGTTACAACCGGATAATCAAAAACCAACGTTTCCGCTTCCGAGATGAAGGCATTGCGACTTCCACTTGCATCAATGACCGTATTGTTCATCCATGATGTACAGAACACAGGGTTCTTGTAATACTTGGCAATCTTATAATCTGGCGAAAGATTGCAATCACGGATCATCATGATAGCGGAACACATCAAAACGGCTCGACCATCCGGCCATGCAACGACAATCGCTTCCCGGTATGGTCGTTCGGAAATAACCCGGACATCACATACCGCTTCGCCAGAATCACGGGCACGAGTAATCATATCCTTGACGATACCTTGGGCGGTAACCCAAAGACCATTAGGCACATCGATATAAGTTTCACAGGTTTGGTTCATAGCAATCTCCCTCGGATATACACTGTACATGATTTGTACACTATTGTCAAGCATTATTCCATGAATAGAAAATCTGTCCAGAATCATATACTTGTAACCATTTGTTATCTAGCATATTCTGTTTCTCGCTTTTCATACTATCAAACATATCACCCAACAATTCAGGCAACTTATGTTTCATGGCTTGGTATCTAGATTTAACATATTTTCCATAGATATAGACATAATTAGGCGCAGTAGTTCTTGTTTCTACAAACCCGGACTTTAAGTATATATTATTATTTCTATTTGTTCTAGATCGATTAGCAAATGATACTACACTAGTATAACCAGTTCTTTTTAATATTTTGGACAATCCACCAACCACTCTTATACTAGATGCTAATCTAATAAGTTCCATTCCTTGTTTATGTTTTGTAAACGATGCACACATAACCAACTCATCGTTATGAAATAACCCATAACATTCCGATGCGCCACGCTTCCCGTCGAAATGATAGGTATCAAAGAAGGTTGCAGCCATTGAGTTATCAATTCGCATAAAAGTTGTTTGTCTGGCACCTATAGTTTTTCTATCATTAACCAAACCAGTTATTAATTGAATCACCTTTGATGATTTATTATTAATTTCATGTTCATATATCTGTATAAGTTGAATACCAATGCTCTCGCAATATTCCGTTTTATCTAAATGTTGTGACTTAGGAGCGAATAAATGGGAATGCCAATAGGAACCATTTATTTCAATACCTATTTGTAACGCGGGAAGAAATATATCTATCTCTTTGTTATTAGGTAATTTATATGATTGAATAATTTCACCATCATACATTTCGGAAATCATGGTAGTTATTTTGTCTTCCAGAACAGATCGACCTGTTGTGTTTCGGTTTAGCATTTCTGGACTTATGTTGAATTCCTTCAGAACAGTATTGTATAAATTACTGGTATTAGCGAAACCCAAGTATGCACTAAGCTGTTCACCAGTAATACCTTCATCTATCAGTTGTCTAATCTCGTCCTCTTTATCATGCCATCCTAGATAGGTTCCGGGTTTTATATTACGTTTTTTGTAATCATCCGATTGTGAATAATATGGGACACTGTACCGGGACAACATGGTTTCTTGGCGTTTTGCTTTAACACCTTCATCGGAGGACGGATTCGGTATTCCGTAATTACCAATAGATGTTTGTATTTTTAATGCCTTTACCGCTTCTGACTGTGATGGATTATCCACACCATAGCTTTGTCTAACAGTTACCTTTATTTTATCTTTGATTTGTTCGGCCTGTGTATGAAAATCCACCCCGTAGACGTGTTGATAATGGGCTTTTATATGTTTCTTATACTCGTCCGTTTGAAACAAATGCACCCCACCGTTGTTGGCTTTATTCGTTTCCATGATTTTTTCCCTAACACCGGGAATATATATTGGATTATCAACCCCATATTTAGTTTTAAGGGCAAGACGAGCAGCTTCAGAAGCACTCTTCATAGAACATTCTTTACTACAATATGTTTGAAATAGATTGTTACCCGCTTCTGCTATAGGAACACAGTTGTCACAACCCGATAACTTGCAGGCGGGAATTTGTTTGATATCATTAAGTATAATATTGACACGTGTGCCTAATGTACATTCACTTACAAATGAAGTTGTCGAGTGTATTGTATTAACCAAATCTTCAAGATTATTGGTCTGTATATATGTATCATTCAGGCGTCGAGAAACGATACGACCATTGACCTTAAAGGTTTTTTCGATTTTTTCTTTAAGTTCGTTCATGACCCACCTTTGACATAAAAAAGAAAGGCAGTCAATGATCGGGTGCTAGATTTAATCTAGCACCCGATATGAGTACAGTTAAATAGTTGTACCCGGTTCATCAATACGAAGTTCAACATAAACGAATTCAGTTGCTGTTACCGGAATAATAGCGACCTCAACCCATAGTTCATTTCTTGCTCTTCTTTCTGCGGTATTTATCTCTTCATCACAGCGAACACCATAATCTTCTAAGGCATTTGCAGCAGAAAGACCCGCTAGGTAACGATTGGCCGTATTACGAACAGATGACCATGTACCGGACAGATTGGGTTGACCGAGATAAGGCATCAGTAGTTGACGGATTTCGTAACGGATTTTCGAAACAAGGCGAGAAACGTTAACACGATTGGTCAATTCAGAACCACCGTAAACTGTTTTGTTACCCATATTACGAAGACCAACACGATAGATATTCTTAACCATATTGACTTGGTTATTATATAGAATATCAGCATGACCATCAGTGATGTTCAATAATTTGTAAGCACCGGCATCAGTCAAGTATCCAACAGATGAAACCTTATTGATAACACCGTTTGAATAACCGATAGCCGCTTGCCATGGACCAGAATTATTATCTGTTCTAACAAGCATCGGAATGACATATGCAGAAGCAGGTGCAAGGATATCGACCCCATCGACATTTGACATCAAGGCATGTGGATAATACATCGAAGCGATTGCATTAGACGAGGAAGCAAAACCTTCTTCACCAGTTGCAGAAGCACCAACAGTATTTGATTTCCAATCTGCTACAGTAACTTCTTTGCCAGCAGCGACACCAGACGGGATCATATTGAATGGAACATCAGCAATAACATGAGCACGCTCATTGATCGCAGTTGAAACATTCACCATCTCGTCATATAGTTCAGGATATCCCGGTGCAGCCATAAGCTGATACAAGATAGCTTCTGATTTCAGTTCATCAACATTAGCTAATGCAGCCTGAAGCTTCGAAGAAACCATATAACGTTGAGCCTTACGCAAGAAGCGTGAACCTGCAATTGGTTTCCAGTGACCATCAGCCGAAACCCATGTATCTTTAACACCGGAAGCAATAGTTACCGGAAGATAGGTTGAGTCATAGACTTTGACCGTACACTTGGTGCTTACATCATCAAGGTTTAACCACAACGATCCATTAGCAACCAATGTTGGTGCTGTATAAGAACCCGACATATCAACCGAAGACGTGATGTCTTCCCATACAGCGCCAGAATAACGCTTGATTACTGGGAAATTATCAAGATTATCACCAGAAACATCAACCCAGAATGCACCAGTTGATGGAGTTGTCGGTGCAGAAGCACTAATAACCTTTTGAACTGCTGTTGGGGTTTCTGTTCCTACAGTAGTGATAGGAATCCACTCATCAGATACTTCTTTGTACAATCCGAAATCCGTGATGTCATCAGAGTACCAATAATCACCATCAGTCGCCGCAGTTGTTGGTGCAGCTGCTTGGATAACAGTTGTTAGTGCAACAAAGGCACTACCGTTACCAACCTTCAACGGATGATAACCATCATCAGTTAGAGAAGACAGGTCTTCCCAAATTGAAGTTGTGCTTTTATCGGTTGGTTCAATTGTTGAACGAGTAGGAATAACTTCAACCCATGTAGCATCGCTTGCACGATATTTCGAAAGCTTCAGGTTATAACCACCAGATGCAGCATTTGTTTTCCACCAGTAATCATTCGCACCAGCACCTAATGGAGCTGTTTCGGACAACCAAATATCAGCAGTCGTACCAGTACGAGAGTCGATTGCAGTTGAAGATAGATCAGTTGCACCGATATCAGCCCAAACTGTTGCAGTTGTTTTAACTTTGACGGTTCCGTTAGCAGTCGAATAATCGAGAGCAATATTACCTTCAACTCCGTCACCAGAACCCGGTGTGGTTGTGTATACTGCTGACGTAAGAGCTTCCCACGCAGAGTTAGCAGCATTTCGACGATAGAAACCACCGACTACTGCATCACTATCAATCCAATAAGTTCCATCCACGGGTGGATTTACTGGTTCCGTAGTTGATGGGAGCAGTTGATCTAGATCGATATCCGCACGAACATAATAAGCCAACGATGAGGTTGCCATCAAATTCCAGAGGGCAAAGACACCATACTCATTACATTCATGTCCATGAACGGGATTTCCACCCGATGTGACAAACGTGGGATTTCCAAGAAGCTGTAACACTTCTCTTTGCGATGTGACCGAACGGACCACATTACTTTCAGTCGTTCCAGCCGCAATACCTGTTCCAGAAGGGTTGGTTTTACCAGCCCGTGATGCTAAAACAATGAGCGGAACCGTAGTTGGATACGTTTCCGAATATTGCGATTGGTTATTGATGCTAACTTGAACGTTAGGCGAACTTAGTGTAGCCATTATATATTGCTCCTAAAACCTTCGATATATTTATGGCCATCCCTCGTTTCCGTGTGAATTACATAATGTATCTGTTATGCATGTATTTATTAAATATACTCAGGAACGGGTTACTTGGCCCGAACAGAAGGATTATCCGATGACTAATGTCATATTCTATTATGGTTCGAAGGGTCGTGAAGTTGATTTCAATAATCCCGATACTCTGAAATTTAATAATGGAAGTTTATTTTTCACATCATTGAAAGAAGCCGTTCAATCTTATGTTTGGCCAAGCGGATACATCTATCATTGTCAGATTGACATGATACCACGAGCACGAAGATTGAAAGAAGATGGTGAACCTAACGAAATGAAGATGCTCGAATTGATGAGAGCAAGTCCAAATTACCAACAGGTTTTGAAATCAGGTTTCAGTGGCAGCGAAAAGATTGCCGCAAAGATTATGTTATCAAAAAGTCGTACTGGTGCAATTGTCGATCTTATTCGAACCACCTTTTACGAATCACATAATATTGAGTTTTGTTCTGAGATGGTCAATATTGGATATGATGGCTATTACGGGAAATTTCATCCGCCTGCCAGTTTCCATACTGATAAAGAAAAGTTTTATTACGCTCGCCTCTTCGACTTTGACCGTATCAAGGTGACCAAAGTCGAAGAGATAAGCGTTGATATCACCGGACTTTGAGACTGACACCCGGTGATACGAACCATCGCTGCACGTCTTTATTATAAGAAATGATGCGATGTGGTTTACGAGTATCAGCCGAATACTTCTTCTGACACATTGTAAACGCGTTGATCATCGATTTACAACGCGAATTGGCTGTCGCTGTTGGTAGATTGAGACGTTGACCCAATTCAATCGACGACATACCCTTGGTTGAATTTCCTAATGTATTCAGAATATCAATCGTGTTTCGGGATTTAGTAAAGGTCCGAAAACGAGTGGCTTCCACTTGGGTGCACCATTCATAATCCATACCCAACCAGTGATGATCGCGAGGACCGGGTTTGGATTTGGATTTCTTGACCTTTACCGTTCGAAGCAATGCAGGTTCGAACGGTAATTCTGGCACAGGTGGTTTTGCCGCAACGGAAGTAGGTTTTGGTCGCGTCGTTTTAGAATCACCATTACTGGTAATCCGATTGATTGCGGTGATAACGTCATTCGTTCCACCATCGAGAATAATCGCTCGCATTATCTTCCCCTTAGAAAGTTTCGATGCCAAGTTCTGATAGCGCCGTCATGAATTCTGGATGCAACACAACATATGGAGCACCGTCATTCATGTTCTTGTAAAAAGCAATAGTAGACGGCTTCGTGCCTACAAGCTTTTGCCCACGACGACATTTCATATCACGCATCAACCGGCTGAATACTGCTTCAGCCTTATAGTCCACATGGGATGCGGAAATATCATCCATCGCAGCAATACATGAAAGTACGGGAAGACGACCCTTGTGTTGAATCAGCGAGCGAATAACACGCATGATGGCATCGTTACGAGTGATGTGGTTTTGTGGATGGGAACCCGTGATGAAATGTTTAATCTCATCAATTGTGGCTGGACGCTCATTAGTCAGGCGTGTCACCATTTTGAAACCATGACCAAGTTTGGTGTCTTTATAATCGGCAACGGTCAGGGGAACGGAATATGCTGGAAGGTTTTCGTTTCGAATAACCTTTTTCGGTTCAACTGCAACAGGTGCGACAGCAACTGGTTCAGCTTTCACCACTGGTAACGACACATTTGCGTGTGAGGCATTGATATATCCGAGGATTGCGCGAACGATATCATCGGATTGATCGCTTTCAAGAATGATCGCTTTCATATTATCAGTCATTGGTTTTTCCGTTAGTTGAAAAGGTTAGTGAGAGTCGAAAACCATCCGGTCTTCTTGATCTTGGTTGATTGCACGATTTCTTCTACCGGAAGTTCAACCACTGATTCGACCGGTGATTGAACGGGGTCAACAATCGGCTTAGCACGTTTTGTGCGTTTAGGTTTAATGGGTTGAGCTGAATCTGATAGAACTACGAAATCCGCATTACCTTCCTGTAGACCAGCGATGATATGATCAACCGCCGCCCGTTCAGAAGGTCCATCATACGTTAGTATGACTGAATGCATGGAAGTTACTCCCGTATCGGTTAATAGGGGTTAATGATTGTTATTAATCAAGCGATTTATCAAATACCCGAATCGCAAGCCGTGCAGTCTGAGCTACCCGATAACGAACACCAGTTCCGCCACCACGAACGTTTGATTCGTTAGCGGAAATGACTTCAACGGGAGCACCCTTTTCATTCACGAAGCCAAATTTACTGGCACGTCCGTTAAAAGTACGGATAACATTTTCGATATCGCGTGTAACGATTTCACGATCAAATTTATTAATTGATACCGGCTTCGGATAAGAAATAAGCGTTTTCAGAATATTTTTCATCGTGGGGGTTAGAGAATTCAACAAGGTGCGCGATTGTTCAAGTGTTGGCTCGTTGGCCAAAACGTTGGCTTCATAGGATTCCGCGAACAAAGAGATGTGCATTCGACTGCCACCTTTACCCGGCACTTGGTATCCAAGTGATACATCATCTTTAACAATGCGCCCGTCATATTCTTTGGCAAGGCGGTTAAGCAGGGCTTGATTATTGGTACGAATTACTACGGCTGACATGAGGTATCTCCGATAGATAGATAGATTGGTGTGACTTGATGAATATAAACACCTATAATATGTATGTCAATACCCTAAATACTATCAAGGAGGTTTCAATGAAACTAGAAATTAGACCCGGTGAAGGTGGCGAAGATGCCCGCCTATTCATGACAGACATGGCATCCGCATACGTTAAGCTTTTCAATCGGTTCGGTTGAAGTTTCGAGAAACATGTGTCTGATAATCAGATCAGTTTCGTACTACCCGACAAACACAAAAAATTAAATCAAGAATCAGGTGGCCATCGTATTCAACGTGTTCCTCCCACAGAGAAGCGTGGACGCGTTCATACGTCTACCGTGACCGTTGCCGTCATTGATAAGGCCGAAGCTGACCCACGGTACGCCTTACGCGATACAGAGCACTTCTATAAGGAATGGTTCAGCGGTACAGGGAATGGTGGACAGAATCGCAACAAGCATCAAAATTGCTTACGGCTTTATCATCTTCCAACCGGCATCGTTCAAACCATTCAAGGTAAGAGTCGAACATCCAACGAAACCACCGCCATGAAAGAATTGTGTGAAAAATTGGATCAGTTGTCTCATAGCGATTCAATGGACGGTACGAATCAGGATCGGCGCGAAAAGATTGGTTCTGGTATGAGAGCCGATAAGATTCGCACGTATCGTTTTCAAGACGATCAGGTTAACGATCATCAGTCTAACAAGTCCACCAGTTGTAAACGAATCATGCGTGGTATGTTTGATGAGCTTTGGAGATAAATAAAACGGTACAACAGGATATTATCATGAAACTCTTAGATTTGATCAAGGAAAGCACAGAGCGGCCTTTTGTTTTTATTGAAAACAACAAAGCAGTCCCGCTGAATATTGTACAAAAGATCAAAATGGAATTAGGGATAGTTATCCTTCATAAAGATAATAAAACGTTTGTAGCTAAGAAAGATGTCCGGTTCTATGATGCTGTGTCGGAACTGGAAGACAAAGATATTCCAATCGGTAATGTATACTTCGTCAACAAAAACAAAACCGGTATATATGTTAGAATGACTAGCATGGCACAAGAAGATGGAGAGTATATAGGCAGCTTTGTTTTTGTTATACCATTTGATAAAAGTCAATTCACTGTATGAAAATCCAGCAACTCTTCGAAAATAACAGACAACCATTGTTCCATGGTACTGATTTTTATTCTACCTGCAATATTATATTAACAAACACGATGAGCGAAGGGGAATATTTCGGCCTTCCGGGCGAGCCACACGGTATTAGGACAACCAGAGACTATAAGGTAGCAGAAAGGTTCACTCATAATCATGAAGAATACGGGTTGGGTGGTATCTTTGTATTTGACACCAATAAATTAAGAAATAGATATAAGATAATTCAATACAATGATAGAATTAACGGCCACGCGAGTTACGATGAAGCTGAAGAAGTTATCGCAACGGAAGTAATAGAAAATATAGACCAATACATAATAAGGATCGATTTGGAACGGAAACGGATTTCAGAAGGCATCATTGCATTAGAAGAAGATGAATCATTTGATATCATTGATCAGATGGATAAAATATTATCTTACTCTAAACTAAATATCAAAGATTAGAATTATGAAAATCCAACAACTCTTCGAATTATTTGAAAATGACGCATTCATGAAGAACCCTTCTTCAAGGCGGCTTCAATCATTTCTCAGTAAACGAGTTGAACACTTTGCCAGAGCCGTGGTTGATCAAGAAGGTAATTTCTACGTTTTCAATCCATACATCTATATTCACGATGAATTCAAACAAGAACAAGGCATCACATATTCTCGTAGCATACCATTATGTGGATATTCACTGTATGCATATACAGATTGCTTAGCCTGTAGACAACAGGATGTTGATGATGGTGAAGTTCACGAAACAATGACCGATCTTGCCCGACATACACCAACCATTGTTCGTGCTTATGGTCCGGGCGTCACCTGTATTGATATTCATGGTGATCCATGAAAATTAACCAACTATTAGAAGGCATCAGTTCTATATTGTTCCACCGAACCGATGTGTTCAGTATGCTATCGATCCTTGATGATAATCAATTCATTCTCACCAGTGATATGGGAACCAGTTCGGAAAATGATTTTTCTGGCGGTGAACCCTTTTATCTATCAACTACCAGAACCCTATCCGGCTTTTATGAGCGTGATATTCGCCATGCCAGTAGTGCTGGATATGTTGTGCTGGATGGACAAAAACTGATGGCAGACGGTTTTACCGGAAAGCCTATTGATTATTGGGGTCCATCATTTCGCACAACGCGGCCTGATAAGTTCGAATCAGAAGATCGTATCTTCTCAGACAAGCCTGCTATTCCTAACGCCGTAAAATATATAACCGAAATTCACCTGTACGCAAACTTGGACAAGATGGACAAGAATCAGGACACCGGTTCCGAAAAACAGAAATCCAAAATACGTAAGATCATCATCGCCGCGAAGAAGAATAATATACCCGTGTCGGTTTATGATAATGCTGATGCATATAATAGTCGCAATAAAGCTAAAGCGCTGACTGATCTATCACGGCTTAAGAGTGATTCATCGGTAGACACGAGTGATAGGTATCATGGCATCACTGTGAATTATCTGAAGCCATATGTGGAATTATTATCAGCGCCATTACATGTCACCCTATCGAAAGATGCGCGCCGAATTAAGAATAATATACTAGATCATCCGTGGCACGTTGGTGATCATGTTAGATCACTTGATTCCACCATTCATAATTCTCGCAAGAAGAACATGAAGTCCAACGAGTTCACGGTGTTGTGTAAGAAATTAGGGTTGCGAAAATCCGCTGACATAATTGAATACATCAGAAAGAAATATGATGAACCCAAACAGTGAAAGCCCCCGGCTATTAACCGAGGGCTTTCATTAGTTCGCCGTGAGACTAGCGGCAAAAATAGTGGCCTTCAAATCGTACCAAGCAGTTGCACCCGCTTGTTAATTTCACATCCACAGGAGCCGGTTAAGGTCTTCCTGTATCCACCAGTGCTGCCTTTTTTAAGATGTGGCGTTTCATCTATCACGCTGTACTACTCATTGGTTTCTGTCCCATCTGCCTTTTACAACAGTTAACCATCGCTAAATGGCTATGAAACTTTCTCCAACAAACACCTTCGGCTTGCGACCTCCGGCGCACCTTATTCCCCGAGGGGTAAGGCTTTAAGCACCTTTCATACAACGATGGATTAGACTTTGCTTTTTGTTACCTTGGAGTGGTTTCTTTGCAATTACTAAGACGTGCTAATCCAGTTGCTTCGACCCTTGTTAGAGTCAAAATACAACACGCCTCCTGTTTTTCGCCCGCTAAGACTACTAAACCATGTTTCAAGAACACGTATTTGATGACTATTACATCACCAACTCCATGCCTTTAACATTGCGACCCGCCCTGTCCCGCTAAGGTTCGGACTATAATATCTCCCGAAGAAGATACTAGATCACTATCCATTAGTCTTCACATTCAAACAGTTGCTGTGTTAATTACTCAAAGGAGCTACCCTTGAACGATTCTAACCAGTTGGCCTCGAATCTCATTAACCTGTTTTTACTGCTTCGTGCCTTTGTGAAGACACACCGTTACCGGCAGACTTGGACTTGTATAGATGAGCCATCCTTACGGTGGTGCAGAGATGTAACCCCTGCTTTGGGTCGATTACTCGACTTATTCTTAATGGACGCTATACCGCCCATTCATTATAACATATATCTAGAAGCATCGTGGCCTCTAGTAACAACGTGGCGGCTTGCGGCCCCGCGTCATGAAGATGTATATATAACAGGTTTTTTCGATCTGTAAACCCTGTCACTGCACTTTTTTTTATTTTTCTCAGCGGCGGTAAAACCGAGAGCACTCATTCGTTGAGAACATATTTAGCAGGCTTCGCGGATATGTAAACCCCCTAACTGCGTTTTTTAATATTTTTCATTTTCCACATATCGGTGATCTGATCGGGGTGCACTCGTTCCGTTATGAATTCATGCGTTCGGGTGATCCAAGCTGACCCTTTATCATATGGCGATGGTGATAGTGCCGGGACCACGCAATGGCTATTTTCTGTTAATGCGATCTGAAGAATACAGGTAGGCCAACCGGATGCAGCTTGTGTTTCAATTATATATTGAGGATTATCAGTCAACCACACAAAACGATCACGGCTTCTATAACACGTAAGACCACGGCGCAGACATTCATACTTAGGTACAATACCGCGCTTAAGAATGGAGTCCAAACTGTTTTGATGAGTGATGTGGTACAACAGCATCTGTACAATCCTTACATTCTCTCAAGACTGTTTGTGCGAAAACAGTCTTGAGAGGCTGTTATCTAGTTGCCAACCAGATTCTGAAAATCAAGTTCCGAGATACTGGCACCATTGACCGAAATCAGAGCTGGCCATTGAATAAACGGAACACCATATTTGGAAGTATTATATTTCAAGTTTTGAACAACACCAACCGTATCACCATTTGGCAGGTTGCCGCGAATGACGAAGCTGTATCCTTGAACCTTGGAAAGTTTCACATTCTTCAGATCAACCAGCTTCAGAGAAAGCTTGTGAACGAAACCGGCGACCTGATCATCGGCATACTGAATTGCGAGCTTGTTCAGACGATCTTCATCAATCTTCTTTGGTGCATAACGGTTCGTGTTGTCAACATCCTCATTGACCAGATGCTGGCGCAGGAAATCCCAGAGTTGATAATCATAGGTCGAGAAGCCGCGACGATTAGCAATGACCACCCAATCGTTTTCATATTTGCCCAAAAACAAAGCGAAACTAGCTTCAACCTGCTTCTTATAATCTTCGATGATACCGGGCTTCAGAAGATTGAATTCAGCGGCGATGTTTGGAATTTCGCTGCGAGCCAAAATAGCTTGTTCGCGTTGTGCCTTGGTTTCGACCTTGACAACCGGCATCGCCTTGATCTTATCACGAAGAGCAGAAAGGGCAAGAACCTGCGAACGTGGTTCAACATTACCCATGAAACAACCAGCATGTTTGGCATCACGGTACTGGTTCAGATTGAATGGCAGTTCGATCAACTTGCGAAGACCGGCAAAATAAAGTTCATCATCGCCAGCAGAAGCAGCACGAAGGCGGTCAGTTTGTTCATCACGTGCGGCGCGACGGACAATTTCATATGCGCGATTCAAATGATCAAGCGCATCCTTCTTGGCCACAGCCGTAGAAAATTGGTTATCAACAGACGCAGCAGCCGCTTTTTCGATACGTTGTTCAACAGTGATCATAATGTTCTCTCCCGCTTCTCTATTATTGAATATAGACGGAAGATATCATTATGTCAACTATCAATTTTATATTATCGAATAATAATCCAGTCACGAATAGCTGATGGATATTCGAATGGAACTGAATCTGTTACTTCATATTCGAAGTTGTTATGAATTTCCCATTCAGGATCATAATCAATTTCCCACCCGTGTGAAACTTTATGATATTCGAAAGTTTCAAAATTCTCGGTGGTCACCATGAAATACTTCCTATAACCACAAGTATCAGCATCATTGACGAATTCGGCAGAACGAAAATATTCCAGAACCAATTCGCCCGTGGTTTTTGACTTTTTGATAATATAATCTTTATAGTCATCACGACTCAATAGTTCTTCAATCGTGCACCACTTGTTACCGCGACAAGCATAAATTCGTGGATTGTAAAAATAAGTCACAATCTTAGCTCCCAGAAATTGACGTGTTAAGATTGGCACGGCCACCAGCATTATGACCGGCTACATAAGAGTTATTATTATTCCCAGTCAAGTTAACGGTCGTATGTTTAAGTCTTGAAGCCACCGCCGTTTTGGAAAATTCCGCATTAACGATCTGCTTTTTCAAAACAACCAGAGAAGTACCAGTTGTTTCTTGTGGTGCCACTGGTTTCATTTCTTCCAACCGTTCAATGATGCGATCAATAAAGCCGCGCTGAAAGCTGGTCGAAGCCCGACGACGCCCACCCTGAAATTGATCGGCCATATGGTATGCACGGGTGTTTTTGAAAATATTGGTTTCCGTTTCCATCGTATTATTGATCAGGTGATAAAAGTATTCAACGATTTCCAAATCGGACTTGTGACCATAAAAACAGTAAGTCAAAACCTTTTTACCGTTCGACCGGGCACGACCCTTCCAATACTTTGTATCAGTATAGAGAGAAAGAGCCGAAATAACCCACTGCATTGAGTCTGATGCGCCGCGACCAGTATGAATAACAAGAGTTTCACACACAGTTCCACGAAGCGAAACTTCGTCCATGGTCAGATTATATTTGGCAAGCAATTCGCCAATCTTGCGCATGGCAGCAAGGGCTTCAGCTTCGGTGGCACCACGACTTTCAGTCTTAGCCATCAAGCCACTAATTTGGGTGGCGATCTTGGCACGCTGTTTAATGTTGATCGTGTTGGTCATTGTGCTCTCCCGTTGTTGATACTTTGTATAAACGGGTGATCAATAGAAGTCAACTATTAAATGAGACTCATTGCATATAATGACAGTATCATAACCGTCATATCTATTATCATATACTTATTAATATGCGGAATAACACGCTTTGTATTGTCTACAAGAAGCGTGGATGGGAATGCTAGAAGCCCAATCAAAAACACTGTTACAAAAAATAATTCCATACCTTTTTACCTTACCTATATAGGTATTTAGGGATAATCGAAATTTATTTGATCGTCCGTATACGGAGTAAATTGGTTATTCGTAGTAGAAATTGAATAAACCATGGAGTTCCATTGGTATCATAGGAGTGCTTGCTGTAGCCACAATGGAATTCAATCTATCATATTCGGATTCGGTTAATACCGTGTTGATTTGGTGCAAGGTATGCAAGAAATTATAATCCGAATCATCAACGGTGATGGCTACTGCTGGATGTTCACCAAGGCTATCATCAATGGTTATAACTATATTTTTCATGATGTTTTCCTCAAATGAAAGAAGTGGCTTGGGTGGAGGGTCACGATCCCCCGACATCTTCGTTAACAGCGAAGCGCTCTACCAACTGAGCTACACCCAAACAATGATTGGCTCCCCGCGTAGGATTCGAACCTACAGCATTCAGGTTAACAGCCTGACTCCAGTGCCTTTCTGGACCGCGAGGAATAAATCAATGGTCCGTGGGTGTAGAATTGAACTACTCCCCCGAAGAGCGAGGTTTTACAGACCTCTTGCCAGAACCACCGGCTTTACCCACGGATAGGATTGATATATTAAAATGTTATGTGAGAAATTCTATATAAACCCTTACGGGTTATATCGCCCGGTGACATATGCTGCGGCTGATTTGATACCAGCCCATACGTTCTTGGCAGTACCGGTCACAACAGCGCGAGAAGTCGGATTCATACCGGCAGCGAAGGCTACAGCCATCATTGCTGCTTCATCGATAAAACCAAAAATGAACATCTCTACGTTCCTTATACAAGACCGCTAACCGGCTTTGTGACTGTACGAACATATTTACACGGGAAAATCACCCTTGTCAACCGTTAACTGATAAATAATTTCAACAACTGGAAACCATCACATGGATAAGACCAAGATCACCATTCAAACCATTCTAGAAGCACCAGTTGCTGGACACGAAAACATCGGCGATTTCGATAAGTCATCCAGTTTCAGAAAGCCCATAGATCGCAAACTTGTTTCTGATCCAGCGATGGTCAAACGAGTTGCTAATGCGTTCAAGGCTGTGAACCAAGACGTATATTTCTATTTTGTGAATTCACCCAAGGCTAATCAACATACAGAAGTGGGCGAAGTGTCGCTTGAATGGGTTCAGAAAAACCTAGACGAAGAACTGTATGATAAATTATCAGCAGACATGAATAAGGAATGGGCCGACTCAAACGGGTTATTCATTGTGTTCACTAATAACAAGGGTTCCGAATGGCGACCAATGACACCATGGATCATGGCACACCGAGTTGGACATGCTTTATCCAGATATCGAAATGGTGCTGGTTTACAATATCAATTTCTAGAATATACAGAATTGGTAGAAATGATAGGAAGAATGGCTGTTGACCTTCTTGATGCTGGTTACGATATTGATTTTGATCCATCATCAATAAAATCATTTGATAGATCAAAAAGACGACATCAACTTATATTCAAAGGATTCTGTCAGCAGCACATGACATTTAAGTCAGCACGTGACAGAAAGGTCAGAGATTATTTTGAAATATTCAATGAACTCATTGCCCAAAAGATGATTACTGATAGCACACCGATCAAAACGGTTCCAGAACCATTCAAAGTTGGTAACACTATATACAATCCGAAAATGAATATATCAGATAGCGACCTTGATGATTTCAGACAATTATCGGAAATGTATGCACGTGATATTAGTGATTACGCGATTGAGGGATTATTAAGTTCTGCAATTGGTAAAATTCTCGTGATGTAATTATTTCTTATCACGCTTGTCTTTCGGGTGTGGTTTACCTTCCAGCGTTTGGTGCAAATCATATATCGTGTGTTCCAACCAGTCTTTGCCCATCTTTGATAAATCAAATTCACCAGAGAATATGTATTTGGTATATGCCGTAAGATAATGAGTATCAGCTTCGGGCCAATCTTCGACACCAAAGTGATTTGGAGCTTCACCAGAGTGTTCTAAGGAAGAATCAAGCGCATGACGTAACCAATCATCTTCACTCCACTCTTCGGGCAATTCACTATCACCGGAATTTTCCCCCAGAACGAGTTCATCACCAATAGGCAAGGTGCGGCGTGTTAAGGTAACAAAGGGCATAGAATCACCGTAATAATAGTTGTATAAAATACTATTAATGACTTCTTCCAACATGTTAACAGTAAATTTATCGAATGAATCTTTTGATAGATCAAATCCCTCTACAACAAGTATATCAGCAATGGTTGCAATATTATTTAAGAATGTCTTTGATTTATTAATGAAATCGAATTCCATTTGATCTGGATTTATATCACTAGTTCTAATCTTATCAAAAATTGCTTTTTTAATTCTTACATCATTACTCTTAAAAATTTCACTAAGAACAGTGGTCAAGTATTCTTTCTTGGAAAAAAGCTGGATTTCTTCTAGTTCTTCAATAACTTCATCTATATCATAGTTCTCATTGAAGATACGTTTGATAAATTCGTATAACCATTCAAGATGAGGTTTTTTAAAACCTTTGTTAATACCATTTTTTACAAAGTTGTCCATATCAGTCATCAAATATTGTATATCACGTACTGTGTTACCAGTATCAATAAGCATGAAGTGTTCATTGATTTCATGGACATTATAGATACCCATACTATGGATGTGATTTAATAGAGCTTGAGGACTACCCGGAACATTCTCCATCCACGCTTCAAGTGGACTCATTAAGGTGGGTTTAGCATCAAGTAATTTTTTCTTATCATTATAATCAAGATCATTTAGACTGAAATTATTTTCGGGCATATATCCACCACCCTGAATACCGTGGATTATATCTTTCTTTAATAAATCAATAATGTATGGATGATATCGTTCAGCTGGTTTTTCATTACCACGACCCTTCATCTCCGTAATGTAGCCGTCACTTTTTAAAATAAAGGTCAAATGTGGTTCCCAATATTTTTGACCACCAGCAACATGAAGCGTTCTAAAGCTTAGAATATTATCATCGGTGTGTGATCTAGGGGAATTACCACAATGGCCCATGGCATCAGCCTCATCACTACACGATGCTCTATCTAGGCGAACCCACGCTTTGGTTTTCTTATCATACCACGCAATGACTTCCGTATCATCTTCATCGTGTTCAATATATCTACTGAATCTATCCCGATATTCTTTCTCTAATGTATCAAGCTCTTGTATTATCGTATACAACGATTGATTATGAAACACCATACGGTCAATAGAGTGAATACCTTGACTGAAATAGTGTTCAAATTCAGTCACTAACCTTTTAGTACGTGACCAACCTGCAACCCATAATTCACCAAGAGTATCTACCAAATCGACACGGCTTCGACCATTCAGCTTGCTTACGAATTTGTATTCTTTGATAATAAGCGAATACCAATCAATTGTTTCATCAACACCAGACGGAAGCTGTGCACCATCGGGTACGGAATGAGATATACTACCGTGAATGACTTTAAGTGGCATTATAACATTTGTAAGTTTACAAATTCGAACAGCCCACGTAACTCTGTCTTCTTTATCATTTAAAACTTTTCTAAATAACGGCACAGTAGCGGCATACTCCGTACAGGATTTCTGAATAACAGTGTCAACTTCAGCTAGAAGCCGTTGAACATCTTGTTCCGGTACTCTTTTCATAGCACCAGATGCTTCAATTATTCTCTGAGTAGATGCACGAATGGATTGAACATCCATCCCCTGTGACATCTGCTTCACATCTGCTTTTTCAAAGAGTTGATTTAAAAATGACATTAATCAGCAGTCCTAATAATAAAACCATCAATCAAATCTTGTGAAGACCAATCTGATGTTTCTAAAGCTTTGTCTTGTTCACGAATATTGAAATGGATTTCCTCAATTATTTGAGCATTGTAAACTTTGGCTGGTGGACTGATGTTCACCACTGTAGAGAATTCCATATTAACAATATGATAGTCATCATTGCCACCACCACCACCAATGTCTTTGACACTCTTGGTGAAATCAAACGAACCAGCGAATTTCAGGGTGGTCAAATAGGTCCAATCAAGGGGCGAATTGGATAATTGAATATCCAACTCATCATTGAACTGTTGTCCTAACTGTTCGGTGACTTGAAACACTTCATCCATATTAGATGCCCATAATGATAATCTAATGTTAAGATCGTATGGTACAGGCATGTAGCGTTCCACCTGCTTGATATCATGAGTTCCACCGGCCCCTGATGTATTTGTACTCATATCGCCCTCAGAGACGCCCTGTGGTAATCTTTCTCTATATGTAACAACTTCACTATGGCTTGGTGCTCGTCTGGATTCAGGCTTTTGTTTCAAACCTGTTACTTCCAATGAGAAAACCGGCACGGATAAAACTGTATTCATCTGACCACCGGATAGATAATGGCTGACAACTCGATCCTGTGAAGCCATCACCAACGGGATATCTCTAAATCTAGGCAAACCATCTTTCTGTTTACCGGACATAACTTGGTAACCGGCAAAGCAAGCACCGATTTGCACAAGGTATCGTTTTAGTTGAGCATCGTAAAAGAATGGTTTTCTCTTGATGATGAATTCTTTCATGATCTATCCTATGAAATTCTGTGATCGATATTGAATTTGAAAAGTATATTCTCAACACCAGCAGTCGTTTTATATCTGAATACGCGCTTACCGTTGAAGTGTGAAATATCGAAAGACACATTCAAAGAGCTACCGCTTGGAACAATGGTCCACTCATGATCGTTCTGAACAGCAACGCCATTATCATTGATGTCTATTTCACCAATCTGCTGAACGGTTCCGCGAGTAGCAGTATAATAGAACATAAATTTCTTATACCCACCAAGATCACTATCGAGAAGAGGATGAACTGTTGCCCATTCAGTTGAGGGTGTAAGTGTCACGGATGTTGTCATATTATAAATACCTGAACTGGATTAATAGTATTTATGAGCTTTAGTTATCTTTATGCAATTGGACCGAATGACAATGGTCCTATAAAAATAGGGTTTTCAAAAAATCCTATCCAACGAATCAAAACACTACAGACGGCTCACCCATCCCCGCTTGTTATTCATAAGATGGTGGCGTTCGAGACAGACAAAATAAGACTGGTTGAAAAATCAATCCATCAATCCCTGTCATACAAAAAGAAAAAAGGGGAATGGTTCAATATAACACCAGAGGAAGCCATAGACTTCATCGAACATACTAGAATCACACACGAAAATGTATCAACCGGTGTATTAAAGATATTGACCAGTTAGAATAATATTGATACGATGCAATATGAAAACTTTTTATCGTATTCGCCCCGGCAATATCATATATTCAATGATAGTTACATCGGTGGTGTGGCTTTTTATCGGTATCATGGCAACGCTATGGTTTCCAATGGCGACCATAAATGCACATGAAGAATATATGGAACAACCAGTTGTAATGGTTACGTTCAATTATTTCGAAACCAATCGTAATGGGATGTACACAATTTCAAGCGAGAATATGAGTTTGAGAGAATGTATTGAACGTTCGAACCTTCAATCGGTAACCGATGTTACAGAAGGTGGATCAATACACGTGAGAGCTAGAACATGTCGAATGAACCCCTCGTTATAAACGCCATTGAGTTACTTACCGCTTATAAAAAAAGTGACCGGCGAGTTGAATTTTATTCTTATACTCCATCTGGTATTAGAAAGCCTGAACTATTCTTCATCACTAAGATATTGGAAAACGGTTCAGTTACTATAGCAAACGACAGTCAATCGAATATTGTTAATTTCAACAATCTGATTCCCATGTTTGGTGTTGGCATCTCGCATACACATAACCCACTGGGTGAAAATTCAAACGTGTCCTTCGTTAAGAACCCACCCGTTGAAAGGATGTTGGAGTTAACGATACCGTCGCTTTTCTCTCAAGGAAGCAAACAGGTACACGATACATTGTTTCAATTGAGGAAACTGTTTGGTAAAAACACGTTCATGATTTTACACGCACCATTGATAACCGGTATCAAAGATTCGAAAACATGGACTTATATGTTTGAAACATCGGCTCATTGCTTGAATGCTAGAATGTTTTTACAGCACAATATGAACAAAGGCGATATTGATATCAAAATATTGAATTAACCAATTACAATATCTTCAATATCACTCTTTTTGATGTGAACCAACTTCAATACGCCCTTGGCTTTTCCACGCCAGTAGCCTTGTGCGTGTAGGTTCATCAACGCATAATACAAATAGTCACCAACGATGATATCAGGACGATTGATACCTATTCCGAATGATTCTGGATTATATTCTTTCGAGACGGAACCAACAGATTGTTCTGATCCACGGCGAGTGATCCAGAAATTCGCTTCAGGAAATTCTGTGGCTACCTGACACAAATCCTTAAGGCGATATTGTTCGCCTTCGTATAGATCATTGACTTTCATCGTCTAACCCTTGTTCTAATTCAGGGTTCATATAAATGATTTCGATATCTGATAGATCATCATCAATACCTTCGTTCAGTTTATGAAGGTCATTCAAATCATATGATATAGGATCAGTGATGACCAGTGTGTTGCCACGCTTCATTATATTATCTCCATGGGCATCAAAACCCACTCTTACTCCACCGGCCTTCACACCGAACACATTAACGTGTCTGCCTAGTCTAACACTCTTTGACCATTCTTCAACCATTTCATAAACAGCCATGAATGAAGCATTGCTTTGAATGAACTTATTAACAGCGGGAGTAAAGTTTTGTTCCCATAAGTTCTCAACGGTTTTATATGTTTTCTTGTCCAGTGGAGTTAGTTCTTCCATGATGGTCACAGTGTTCTTGGTCTTAGCATATCGAAATGACAAATAATATTCTGGGACATGTGGGGATTTAATGGTGTTCGAATATTTCACCCATTGTTCATAACCCGGATCAATTCGATGTGTAACACGGATGATATAACCGTTTGACCGGTACACCATCGCAAACTTGCTTTCATCTGAAATCAAAACGGCATCTGATAATGCTGATTGAATCCATTCATCCAGTTTCGACATCCTGCGATAATCAGAAAGCCCGGAATAATCAGGCAGCTTCTTCAACCGCTTTGCGATGTTTTTTGGTTCTTTACCAATCCGTTCGAATAGATGTTGAATTTTCATATAGATATTTATCAATAATGTGGAATGATCACGCCAACTTCACCGTGACCGTTACCTTGGCATCCAGTTTTTGCCACTGGCCACCATAACCACTACCGCTTTCACCAAGAGTGCCATCGGAGTTGATCTTGTTCCAATACCACCAATTTGAAATACCATGATCACCAAAGAATGATCCGCCATTAATATAAACTGGGCCATCGGTTGGATGATTATAAACATTGCCAATTGATAAACGCATAGTATTCTCTCCCATTGTTGATATTTATCATATACGGATGTTATGATTTGTCAATAGATAAACGCATAGTATTCTCTCCCATTGTTGATATTTATCATATACGGATGTTATGATTTGTCAATAGATGTCATATTATTAATACATGGCACATAAGTTACACGATAATGGAATCATTGAGGTTGATATAACGCCCGAAATGATTACCCAAGCTAATGTACATTCAGAAGAAGTGGCCAGCATCAAGAGCAATGACAGGCATTCTTTAAGAAAAGGCGAGGGAACACTGATAGGTTCAATAGGCGAACTTGCAATAAAACAAGTGTATCCATACTGGAACCATAGTAATACGTTTGATTATGATTTTGAATATGATGGCATCAAAATTGATATCAAAACGAAAGATAGAACTGTTCCACCGCGTTTGAATTATGAAGCTTCCATATCAAACTACAACATTACACAAAAATGTGATGTTTATATGTTTGTATCAGTATTGCGTAATAAATCAAAAAACAATTTATTTGAGAAAGCATATATAATGGGTTTGTATATGAAGGAAGATTATATGAGGGATGCCACCTTTTTAAAAAAGGGTAGCATTGATCCTTCAAATAATTGGAAAGTCGGGTGCGACTGTTATAATCTTGAATATTCTAGATTAGAAACAATCGCGCCGTAATGGTGTCCTCGGAGAGACTCGAACTCCCACCTGATTGATTCGAATTCAACCGCTCTATCCATTAAGCTACGAAGACTTTATTTGGTCCTAACGCCGGGACTCGAACCCGATCTTCTTGATCCACAATCAAGCGTGCAGCCACAACACTTCGCTAGAATGGTACTCCGTTTTGGCTGAGACGGTGGGATTTTCACCCGACTTCGTTACGGTCAATCATACCAACAACATGATCATGTCTTGGGAACCGGACCTCGTGTGCTTTGTACAATCGACACGATTAAGATTCTTTTACACTTCCGCCTCAAACTTGGTACTCCGTGAGAGAATCGAACTCCCGACAACCCGGTTTCGTAAACCGGTGCTCTTCCGCTGAGCTAACGGAGCAAACCGTTTAGATATCAGACCCGGCGCGATGTGCACCACTTCTAATACGATGTTCTTGTTCCTTTAGACGTTGTTCAGTCATAGCACCACCAACAGATAGAACTTTCCATCCTTCATTCCATGTATCACCTTCTTTCAGTCCAACGATCTTACCGACCTTGGCGAACGTCGAAGGAATCCACGAAACTACAATACTATTTTCTTTTCTTAGTCTACATTGATTAAAAGTTTTCATTTTCTTATCTCTTCTTTTTATTTTTGGCAATCCAGACCAGAATCGAACTGGCATTTTCACCGTGAAAAGGTAACGTCCTAAGCCATTAGACGACTGGATCATGCTATGTAAATCTCGTTAGAGATTATTTTGGTAGTAGCAGTTGGATTCGAACCAACGACCGCTGACTTATCAGGTCAGAACTCTTCCACTGAGTTATGCTACTATTATTGGCGATTCCGAAGGGACTCGAACCCTCAACCTTCGCGCAGACAACGCATTGCTCTAGCCAATTGAGCTACGGAACCAATAATGTTTTAGACGGCCACGACACCTTTGATGTTCAGACCATTATTTCGGACTTAATCGGACAATCCGAACCTGATGTACACCCAGAACTTCCGATAGCATGGTTTGTCGCTACCTCTTGGGCCGTCTAAATTTGGTGGACGCAGAGAGAATCGAACTCCCGACCTGCTGTGCTTCAAACAACCACTCTACCACTGAGTTACACGTCCAAATTCTGTTTTATTTCCTTCTTCCAAATACAAAAAACCCTCCACGATTTTCACCGGGAGGGTTTGTTTGACATATGACACATACGTATCTAGTCGCGCAAGCCTCCGGGCTTTTCGATAATATCAAATTCGCGATGTTCAAAACGCATAGTCATAATTCTAATTCCTTTGAGGGCGAATCATTCACCCAACATTATTACTTATAGGATAAAACCAACTTGTTGTCAACCGGCTTCTGAAATTTTTGCAGTAATCATTTCATTCGCGGTTTTCGGGTTGGCTTTTCCCTGACAGGCTCTCATAACTTGGCCAACAAGGAAACCGATATTTTCTTTTTTAATCTTGTCAGAATGTTCTGTCAAGACCTTAACGATAGCATCATCAAGACTTAGTGCCGACGCCACCTTTGGCATGAATTCCTGAACAACACTGATTTCTTCAAGAAGTTCTGGTGACGAACGTAGCGCCTTGGTCTTCTCAAGGTTCTTCATGAAGCGTTTAGCAATAATAGCTACATCGGCATCAGTTGCTTCACGTTGCTCATTCTTGCCAGCCATATTGACATCAGACAACATGGTTACCAGCACATCAGCACGGGCTTTGTTCTTTTCTTTACGAGCCTTTAGAGCTTCGTCTTTAAGATGTTGCAATGACATTATATGATCTTCCTGAAAACTAATTCAACAAGATCATAAATCAATTATATGAAGCGGTCAACTGGTTTTATTCTAGATTTTTCTATTAATAGGGGTTTTACGAGCCGCAGCAGATTCATCAACTTTAGCACCAGCGCTAGTAACTTCAATATCATTCGGGTTTTCACGCCCCGCGTTTAACCATTGGCGAAGTTTTCTAACCGGACCAGCTGTATCTAGTTTACCACCAAGAATAGCTTGGCACGCACCAAGCAACATAAGTACTCCTAATGTTTTTGCAAACACGGTCAAGGTGGCGGTGCCCAACCCTTGCGTAAGGGTGCCACGCGCGCCGCCAAGGCCGGTGAAGAATGTGAGAACAGTTTTAAGCTCTTGCGCCTTCTTACCTTCTTTATAACCAGCCATGTGACGGAATAAGAAGGTAGCAAGGTTAAAAGCAATATCAAACAGTTTTAATACCATCTCTGGGAACTTTAATACACCAACCAAGAATGATCTTGCTTTATCCATGAAGGATTCTTCAGTTAACAATCCTTCATTTAAGAGGCCCAAATGTTTTTTGCACCAATCCATAGCTCTACGAACTATACCTTTATTTCTTGGCGCTGCACGAACAACATCGGGAACAGCGCTCTCAAAATCTCTGCACCAATTTTCAGCCCATTTGGCGATGTCAACTTCCGGCTCATCAGCACCTTCACGAAGGATTGAGTTTAATATCTGAGGGGTAATATAAGATGACATGGTTCGCTCCGAATTTATATTCGTTCTTATTTATACAAAACGAACCAAACCGAAGCGAAATATCATTTTTCGAGGATGCGCATCATCTCTGCATCCATCTCTTTTGCTATTTCTGTTGCTAATACTTCTAAAATCTGTGTTTCAAATCTTGTTGCAGATCGTCTTTCAGCAAATTTGAGAATAGGCGAAAGAATTAATTTATTAAGAGTCTTATGAAACCATGACTTATATTCGGGATAACTGACACATCCCTCATCAACCATATGTGATGTATTGTCAGACCATTTACCAAAACGATCACGTAGACGATACCAAAACGATTTGGGTTCTAAATCAATAATGTAATCAGCCGCCATGGCTCGTGTAACTGGTCTTGTCGGAGTTTTATGAACATAGGGTGGTTTTGTCATACAATGAATCCTTTTAATACACAATATGACAAAGCCATACGATTAATTATTCAAAACCGAAATTCTTACTTCTGTTTGCATTGAGTTTGGCGACGATTTCAGCATCTCGATCCATTTTCTCCTGAAGATACGGTGGGAGTTTTGCCACCCGAGGAAGCGACCGAAGCCAATCCTCTGGTGTTTCATGACCACCAAGTGCTTGAGAAACAGATACTACGGTTTTAGGAGAAGCATCTTCATCTTCTTCATCTTCTTCATCATCACCAACGGTATCTTCATTCCAATAGAACAGAAAAAGACCATCGACTTGCGCCGGAAATTTAAATTCTGGATGATTAGACAGACTATTGATAAAGCGATATTCATCAGCAGTCACTTCATGATCATCTGACCAGTGTTTACCTTGATAAGCTTGTTCAATCGCAACAAGCTTATCGAACTCGTCATCCGAAATAACTCGGCAATATGCATCGTGCATACCACCATCATCCTGCCAATTACATTCTTGTTCCTGTATAATCACATTTTTCATAACACAATCTCCGTGTTGAATACATATATTGCCCGAACCATTTTATCCTGACGCTTACCCTCTCGGGCAACACTTTCAAGTTCATATATGGCGTCTTTGGTACGAATGAATTGCCGCCATTGAGGAATGTGCCGTATATCGCCCCGAAATACTATCGAAATATTTGGTCTGATCGGTTCCGCCATTCTTATAATTCAGTATCGACGCCAAACAGTCAAATGGAACACCGCCGCGATAGCAGTTATAACACCCATAAAGAGTGCAACCCAAAGCGCTATGGTCGTCTTGTCTGCGATAGATGAAATCCATTCACCCATAGCTAACGAAAGCCATGTGCCTACAAAAGCAGCCAAGGCCACGATCAGAACAGCCGCGACGGCTCCGATGATCATTGTAATTCGACTCATATTAAACCTCATTGAGAATGCGGGGTTCCGCCATATGCCAACCGGTTATAGATGTTTTCCAGATCGCAACGATTTTGGTCTTTTGTTTCGATGCATGGAAATGATTTCATAGAAAATCCACGCTTCTCAACAACACTGAGTTCAGAATACCGATAACCAAACACCGGAAACGCATCAGCGACATAAGCAAGAAGTGCTGTGATTCGTTGCTGGCCATCGATAAGCCACTGATCACATTCGTCATCCATATCGTTGCTTGCGTTATAAACAAACGAACCAATAGGCAACTCCAACCAAATACTTTCAAGCAACGCGATTTGTTGTGCCTGTGTCCATACTGGTGGCCGTTGAAACGGTGGCAAGATGAACCGACCCAAGCGACGACAACCATCACGCAAAATTGGTGCGAATTCACCTTCTGTCGAAAGAACGAACATCACCATCGTGCTATGAGGCGAACCAACATAAAACGGTTCCGGCATTACCCGTACTTGATCTTCTGCCGAAAGTTGTGGAACAGGTTTCATTGTGCCAACGGTGTGGTTGGAATTTGATCAATGGTGCCGTTCTTCTTGGCGGTCAGGACACGCGTAAGAAGGGCATCACCAATATTCTCAAGAGATTGTTCGCGGCGGCTGGTGTCATATTCCACAGAAACAACCTTGCCCAAACGGGTCATCGCGCGATAGTTGGGAAGATCACCATCATTATAGAAACGGTAATACGCATTTTGGAAAGTCCGAAACTCTTCAACCACGGTAACAGGGGTCGCACCAGTAATCGGAACGAAGCTATTAGCAACAGCAACGTCTTCTGCACGACGACCAGTCCAAAACGTATCAGTCATAACATCACCCTTTTCAATTCTTGTACAGACTATCAGGTTACAAAGTACTTGTCAACTTTTATTGATTATAGGAACCGCATTATCAAAAATCACTTCAACCGGATTGACCAGTTGTATAAACATATCAGTCGAGTATACCTTAAGCACGCTACGCAAAAACGGACCAGTTGGGCGCTTGTGTTCTGGAATATGGGCCAACTCAGCTGGCGTTAATGATTTATATTCTTTTTCACTACGCACGAACGATCCATACATGCTGCGACTTGGGAATGAATATGGATCAACACCCGCCATTCGGATTTTCTCAATAAGATCAACCGTTTGTATGCCCTGTAGTTCACCATGATCGAACATAGACTGGGCGATTGATTGAATAGCATTACGAGTGCAATCCATATAACGCCAACGAAGCATGTTCACCGCTTCCATACGGTCAGGCAGGTTCATCACACGGGCGTCAAAGCAGGGCAGGCGATCTTCATACCCATCCCACCCACGAATACACGCGTTGAGTTTCGCCGTGGCCATGGATGCAAAAACGCTAACCATTTTATGAACTTTGCCACCAAACATCAATTGAGATGTATCGGTTGTCGGTGTGATCATCAAACTGATTTCATCTGATTGAACATAACCGATAACGGAATTGGTTTTTTGCACCATGTACTTGGTGGTTTCATTCATGGCTTCGGTCATCCGTTGATCGAACGGCTTCGTCATGCCACTGGTGAAGGTGGAGAAGGAGCGACCATCAAGCCGAACATACACCGGACGAGAACCATCAACTCTACGACACGTTTCAAACGCTTCGTAATTCTTCATACGATTGCCAAGGTCCGGTGACATATCATTCCCTCATTCAAAACCAAACCAATGTATACTGTATTCGAAAACAGTTGTCAATACAGCATAAATGGAGAAAGCCCCCGGCTATTAACCGAGGGCTTTCATTGGTGCCCCGATAATCCTATTAAGATCACCGGAGCATTGGTGCGGGAACTATCCTATTCGGACAACTCCCGCATGAGGCAGAACAGCTTGGCAGCTCCCATACACAGATACTTAGGGGTTCCAGATAATGTTTGCAACCCCTATTATGAAATTAATTCAGCTTGAGTGATAATTTCTTCGGTCGTTGGTAGCAAAGTCTTTGGAAACGTTAGGTTTCCCATGCGAATATTTTTAATCATATTCGCTGCAACGAACTGATTTTCACCGTTTTCGTGCTTCGCACAGAAGCCAACCATAGCGATACTACCGAGTGCATCGCGTGCCATGCCGTCTTCATCAAACGAAAACGTAATTTCTTTACCCGAAATTAAACAAATTGTTAGTTCAACCATTTCTGTTTCCCTATTGATTAGTAATCCCTGATTTCTTCTTTAGCCTTCAGGCCATTCTCACGTTCACGCATTACGCCCTTTGGTACGAACGAAAACGTCATTGTAATGATTGAGCTTCCTATATGATTGGTATGATTCCTATCCAGTTTTTGTGGAATGTCTGAATCTGAATAATTAATTATCATATCAGTGGCGGCATCCAGCTCAATAACGGCATGAGAATAATCAACCTTAGTGCTATTTGGTAAATTAGCAATAATTATTTGTTCAAATTTCTTCAAAAAATCCTTAGTTGCATCTCTGATATGATCCGCTTGAACACGATTCTTACGTTTCATGAAATATTTTTTGAAATCGACCTTAAGAATAAGGCTAGCTTCTTCCCACTGGACTCTGTGTCTTTCACCATCATCATCACCAACCATATCACCATCGATTGTATATTGTAATGGAACGGCGGTAATAAATTTTGTTTTATGACCATTCATCTTGCTTTTTTCATTTATGCTATCAGCTAATGATGAAATGATTTTGGTAATTCTCCGCACCAATGTCTCATTCATTTCAGGAAGCATAACATCGTTGACTTCCATGATGGTCTTTAATTTGTCTTTTAATGTATGGGTCATGTTGTTATCCTAATTTAATTTTTGCACTGACCATATCATTACGACCTTCGTCTTTAAAGTATTCAGCACCAAGTTTATTCCAAAACGGTCTAGCCGATTTCTTGATATCGTTTATTATTAATTCACCATCACTTGTACAGTTGGTTAATAATGTTACGACCTTCGTACCAATTCCATTTTTCTTCTTACCGCGAAGTAATTCAATATTTATCAAACGGGTTACAGTCAGTTGATCTTCACCAACGCCTATAGTGACGGTCCCGTAATGCTCTTCGCCGACTACAATATTACCTTCCATTCTATATTCTGTGTTTTTCACGGAAGTTATTTTTCCATCACCACGGTTGATCGCAACAAGGATTTGATCTTCATCAAAATCGGCCCAATAGATAGGAGCACCCAAAAACTCATGGATTTGTTTGCCAACCTGCATACGAGCAACAGATTCATATATCAGTTGTGCCAGTTTCATTTTTCTTCCATCTTTTGTCACGGGTCATCCAGAAATATGTTCCACCAGTAGCAACACCGACAAACATTGCAGCAGCCACCACCACCATGAACCAATCACCCGTTGCCGCTACACATGCAAATAATTCAGCATCGGCACTGAACTTCTCTGCGGCTGTTTGTGCATACCAATATGCAACGTCATGAGCGTCACAACATTGAACAATCACATTATCTGCAACCGTATCAGGAAACAGGGTGCAGCCATCGAGATATTCAGTTGGTGGCGGTGCTTCGGTCATTATAGAGAATGAATATTCCAGACACGAATAACGAAGTCTGGACCACCAACCGGCGCAATATCAACATTGAATCCTAGTGATCCAGATGAACACTCAACTATATAATGGGATTTACCATAAACACTGCGACGATATTTTTGCGGAGCTGGTTTACCGGATAATTGATTTAACAGATGATCAGTGATAGTGGCAATTATCTTGCCAATTGATTGGCGGGTATCATCGAGTTCGCAATGAATGTGGACGCTCGCAATACCGGAATCCTTATTGACGCTTGTTTCATCAGCACGAGGCGAATATTTTCCAAGAAGTTTGATGAAACCCTGAATCAAGGCGTTAGCAGCTGCCGTATCTAATTGTTTCACATCGGCACTAGCAGCACCAACTGCATCGAATTCGCTATCATCTTTGAATTCGAAAATACGATTTAGATTTTCTTTAAGTATATCGGGCATTTATCTTGGACCTTTATTTGGAGTTGGTTCATTTTTCGCTAAAATATATTTATAAGTGTGTACAACACTTTTATAACCATCGGTGTCTTGATAAACGGCATCAACCCAATTCAACAGATTGATAAATTCCACATCAAAAGCACCATCACGTTCTGGGTCATCAACAAAGCTGGCAAGAGTTGCCAATTTACCTTTGATCCATCTACGGGCTGAAGCACGGGTTCGGCTTCCTGATCCACCAGCTGTAGTAATCTCTTCTTCTTCACGATTTTGCATATTCGTGGCGTGATCACCGGCACCAAAATCATCTGGTGTGACTTCACTGAGAATCGTTTCTAGTTTTTTTCGGAACGGACTAGTCATATTATATTTCCCATGGTATACTTTATTTATAAGAAACTATTAGTTTGTCTGTTAGATTAAATAGAATAACAGGAACACAATATGACAAACCGTGATATCACTTCGCTACGAGAAACACTGAACCTAGTGGTAATTGGAAAGAATATTCTTTTGCAAAACAATATAATCGAACCGGATTTCTCTGGTTGCAACAGGGTGAAGCGAAAAGCGTTAAAGCTGCTGCTACCGAAATGGGACACGAATTGAGTTTTTCAGATACTTGGATCGTATTGAAGAAATAATTGGTGGATCAGACCCCGCTTGCAGGGGCACCTACGGATATACCGTGCTCTGCGTTGATGTTAAGCTACTGACCCTTGAACCACTATCCGGTTGATTGTCTAAGATTTGGCATCGTTGTATCTATCTTGGTTCGTTCAACCGTGACGCGTACACGACCCTCGCCCTCACGACCAGTCAGAATCAAAATATGTGACATCAGTTTTTGGTATTTCCCGGTGTATTCTTCCCGGCCTAAAACCTTAGCAGCATTCTTCCCGTCAATTTTTTTACCCGTGAGCCACCAAGACTCGACATAATCACCCACGACCGCCACTTCGATTGGTGTCAGCACTGGGCCTTTCTCAACGGGTTTTGATTTCTTTATATTTTCGACGGGCACACACGCCACAAGACGATTGCGCTTTGGTTTATCAAGAATAATAACACCAATGGTTTGATCTTGATCAACTAGTCCACCAAAGATACCAGTACACTTCGGTGCCTTCGTGGTTTTTACTTGATCGCCTACATTAATATCAATCATTCTTTTATCTCCAAAATATTTATATACAAGGATCATACGTGTTCGACTAAATAAAGTCAATAGAGGATTCAAACCCATTGACTTGCGAAAAATGTAATAATGATCATGACGGAACATATGGCTCTGGCCGTTTTTGTTCCAGCCATTGCGCTAGAAGTTCTTCTACAAAGGACAAACGAGAAGAAATCAACAAAAAGGTTAGCGATAAATTAAAAGGTAAACCAACAGGTAGAACGTTATCAGATGAAGATATCACTCGACTACAAACCGCCAAAGGCATCAGGCCACCAAGAAAAGAATATATATTGTCCCTTGACTTTAACTCTCTGAAGTATGAGATGCTTAGAGAAAGATTATTATATGAACAAGATTACAAATGCCACGATTGTTATATTGATGAATGGAAAGGTCATTTTATTTCGTTAGAATTAGAACACATTGATGGTAATAGAGATAACAACGATAGATCGAATCTTAAAATGATATGTCCCAATTGTCATAGTATAACCCCAACGTGGCGAGGACGGAACAAACAAAGTAATAAAAATAGATACACCGACAAAGAAATGTATACAGCTTATTTAAAAAACGATAATATATTTCAAACACTCAAATCTTTAGATATGGCGGCTAAGGGCGCTAATTATGCTAGATTACAAATATTAATTGAACGCTTTGAAAGATAATGGTGAACACGGTGGGATTCGAACCCACGAAGCTTGCGCAATTGGTTAAAAGCCAATTCCCTTTGACCGCTCGGGAACGTGTCCATTATTATAAAGTCATCTCCTATTTCATAAAGTTGGTAAACCGGGTGGGATTTGAACCCACGGCACATGGAGTAAGAATCCACTGCTCTGCCAGACTGAGCTACCGGTTTATAAACTTTTCAAAATTTGGAAATTAGATAAAGTTGTGCTTACGCACGTTTTCGGAAAACGTGTTTGGGTGCGATTGCAAACGGAAGGGCACGAATCATTATCATGTTTTACTTATACCCAATTTCTAGAACCGTGTCAACAATAAAAATTATTCTGATGCACCTTCATAAACAGGCATAGGAGCATAATCTGATTCACGGCAACCCATAACATGAACGCCATCGGCTTCATAACGCGGTGACATATTACGAGATGAACCAATGAATCGAGTGCGCGATACATATTCACACCCTGTATCACTATCAATGAACACACGGAAACCACTATCTTGAAAATAGTAATCATGATTACTATCAGCCGAACAACCAATCAGACCGATAACAGCTACAATCATCAATATATATTTCATTTCAAACTCCGATACGTCATTGAAATTCTCGGACCATCGGGTTCCGGGCTAACAGCCTTTGGAATCCTGTGATAATATTCGTCCTGCATACCGGGTGGCATAAACAGGACTGATCCCGGCTTCAGCAAGATACCATTAATGGCATCCATCCCTTTGACCGGATTACCGTCTGCGTCCTTGATCAATTTCCATTGCAGCATTCTTGCATTACCAAGGGTAACAACAGCAATAGGATTATCATGATCAATACCCGGATCATCATCAGCATGCCAACCAAGCTGGTCGCGACCATGATCATAACGATTCAGGAAACATCCTTCATAACGACCGGACCACGAATGTTTTTCATTCATGGACACCAGCATGTCACGAACCGCTTCAATGTACACATGGGATGGTTGTGAATCATAGGTTCTGACTCCAACGCCACGGCCATAGGTGTACGAACGGTTATTAAGGGTTGCCCAATATTCCTTACGAGGAACATTCTCACGGTGGACCCAATCCAGATCGGTCATCAGAGTTTGATACACTTCATCAGCCACAGGCGGCGACAGGAAGTTTTCAATATAAACAGGCGTGAACATTTTAATTCCTAGTACAAGGTAACGGTGGTGAACCCAGCAGGGGCAACAACATAAGCAACGTTCGGCTCATGGTCGAACACGATATAATCGGACACATCCATGGACCGTGGGCATTCGGTGATGCACGTGATCTGGTCCAAATCAGACCAAGGGGTATCCAGATTTTGGGTCATCGCCCAAATGGTTTCAGGATCAAGATCATCAGCAACAATCCGTGCCGCAGGTTCATAGACGCCACGAGTGATATCGCCCTCGAACCGGGCCGCACAATAGTTCTTACCGGCTTCACATTCCCAACCGTTCTGATTGATTTCATCAGAATCGCGTGTCAGGAAATAAATGGTTGCATTAATCTTAGCCATGATCTTCTCTCCCGTTGTTGACTTTATGTATAAACGTGTTATAAGAATAAGTCAACCGTTAAATATAGTGATCATGGAACAGTTAATTAAAAAAGCACCGAATCCTGTTTTAATCGAGAAGTCGTCACCTGTTACTGACTTCTCGACGCTTGAACAATTTTTGATTCCTCAACTGTTACGAACCATGTCAGAGTTAAACGGGGTTGGAATTTCAGCTGTTCAAATTGGATCACTGCGACAAGTCTTCATCTATCGTGATTCAAAATATGAATTTCATACTGTATGTAATCCAGAAATCATTTCATGTGGTAAAAAGAAGGTATCACTCATTGAAGGATGCCTATCCGTAGACAATGTGCTTTATGATATCATGCGACCTAACCGAATCGATGTGAAATATCAAACCGTTGACGGGTCACCGGTCGAGAAAACTCTTAGAGACATGGATGCTCGCATCTTTCAACACGAGTATGATCATCTTCAAGGTATCATGATGAGTGTTCGATCTGGATGCAGTGAAGCACTACTGGATGCCATGATGAAACACGACAACGATCAGATCATAACCGTGAAGTTTGATCTGATCGATGTTGAAGCTGGAAGTTTTACCGAAACTTATATCAATGCATCATTGTTCCGCTTTAAAACGGATGATGATTACACGATGACGATCACAGATTTGAAAGAATTGATAGACAAGGACTTTCCGATCAAGAATATCGACCTTGTTTCAATTCCTCTCTGATTTGGTTTCGTTTTTCCATTTGCGCATGAGCAGCCTCGCGCTGTTTCACCTTGGCCTCATCAGTCGCCGCCTTTTGATAAGCCGCAAACTGTTTACCAATAGTTTCAAACCGACGCTTCATATCACGCAGATTTGATTTGGTGAAACGCAACAGGGCTTCATCTTCAACTTCATAGAGCAATTTTTGAAGTGGCCCTTTATGCCAAGTGTTTGGTATAAACTTGCGATATGCGTCTCTGCAAGAAATTTCACGCAGAACATGCAACCATTCGTTCACCATACTGGTTTCGGCACGGGTCTTGAGTTTGGCAATATGGTGCAACTTAATCCCCTGATTCAACAGATAGGTTCTGGATACCCGAGCAGTCCAATATGTAGACACATCACCTTTATGGTGAAAACTACCAGTAAGATCACCACGATTAAGCCACAGTGACATCACTGGTGGATTTTTTACGGTGGGATTTGGTTCAATCACTACGCGGAATGGAGCCGACATATTATTCAAATCAGCCATTCTACAGATTATTGCAATATTGGTTTCCATAGTATATCTTTCACCAGAATGTTGCTCGCCTATAAAATACTATAACACATATATAGAGCAAAGTCAATGAGTGTTATAGAACAAGAGGCATTAATATCACAAGTAACCAATAAGAACTTATATCATTATATTAAAGCATTACAAGATAATGCCGAAGACGATATCAATATAGAAAAATTTATGATCCGTCTATATAATGAAATGGCTATTCGTATTTTAACTAGCCATTAAGTCCACTTGGTATCTATATAAAATACGTGTCCAGCTATTCTTGACACTTCTTCAGTTCGCTCATCATCTGCCCAATATGGATTGATCCTAGCAGTATGATACATTGTCGCTCCATTAGTAGGGTCTTCACTACGGCCAGTCAGAATTTGTACGGCAACTGCTTGTGCAACCTTCCATGCAACACCGTCTGGTGATTCTGGAATGATTGAATCAATGTTCAGCATCTTGTCTCTATTTGGATCATCGTCATTCCAGCATGAAAATTGTCGATCTTTGGTTGCAACACCACGAATGGTTTCACCACCATACATTTGAACGCCAATATTTGCCCGGTTTACAATAACATGGCCAACTGCACGCATACCGATTTCACCAGTAGAACGAGCCTCACCCCAAATCGTTAGGGACAAATATATAAAATCATCGGTTTGTATTAGTGCTTCAACATCATATGCATCTGGATTCATTGATTCATATTCCTTTTCATCATGTGATTGGGTGGTCATCCATCGTTCGAAGGTTGCCGGGTCAATCACAATAGGGGCATCAACGGCTTCTACAGCCGCCACTGATGGCGATCTGGTCACAACACGTAACGGTGCCACCATTGACGACATTAACAGTCCTAGCGATGCCGCTATTGCTGTAATGCGATTTCCTAAAGATGCTTCCATTAACTCTTCCTCCATAATCAGGTGAACAAAAGCTTTCTTTTCGCTTTCGTTCATTTGACCAAGGCCAGCATGTAAGCCCGTATTACTTCTAATAAGATCAGATAGTGGTTTCCCACCCATATCAATACCGCGATAGTATACATTCATATCAGAAATACTAATACTATCAGTATAATATGATCCTTCTTTAGAATTTATGTCCGTGACAAATAATTCAGTTGATTCATCAACTATAGTTTCTTTGTATCCCAAGTCAAATACTAAATTGTGTCTCATCATATCATGATCACACTCAGCAGCATCTGCAACAATGAATGTTCTAGAATCATCAAGAACAAGACCGCGAACCGCAATCCTGTTCTTAACAAGGTGTTTCAATTTTGATTTCGAGGGATTTATATATAAAATATATTCATGACTATAATCATGAGGACTCGATACCCGTTCGTGTGCTTCGTATACAAACATCAACCAAAGAAAGGCATTGGACCGCCACCCCCATCTGCATAATCCACCAATTCTTGAATTAAGGCTTCCTTCATATCATGACCGCTCTGGATAAGATCGCTACCCTTCATCACTGTTCCACCTTGTGGACCCGGAATAGTTGCGAACTTGGAATATTTTTCACCAAGTATCATACGAACGCCACCTTCAGTATATTGTGACAACCATCTATAAGCTGCCGAACTAGCTAATAGGCGTTTGATACTCTTGACGGCAGAAACTTCTAACATAATCTTTTCATCTGCACGAATTGTGCGCCATAGATTAATTTTGCTTTCACCTTCATCAAATTCAAACATGATATGTTCACCAAACATTTTACCAATCTGTTCTTGGAACTGTGATAAGGCTTCGAAATTAACAAGTCCGGGGAAAGTTGTATCTCTATATCGAAGGGTGTGTTGTACAAATGCCGCAGAAAATGGTTCAAAGCCTTGGCCACCAGCGAGTAGAGCTGTTCGCATTCGTCTGATTTCTTTTACATTGTCCACTTCTTCTGGAAGTGAGTAAGATTGTTGTCCTGCTTTTAATTCCATGAAGAAGAAACCTTCATGAATAGCATTACGAGAATAGGTTCTGTATATTCTCAATGCTTCATCGAATGCAACATTGTAATCATCCTGTTCTATTTCTACCTCAATACTCGTACCACCCAATTTTACGTAAATTGAATAGAATAGTTTCTCAAGATCGTTACGTTTTTCCATTGTCACACCTATTTGCTTATGGATATTTATCCTAACAGTAAATAGATGTGAAACATCCGATAGGAAATGTCATGGCAACAATCAGCGTTTACAATAAATTCAAACTATATATGGGAGATGGCAGCATCGATTTAGATACCGATCAGTTCAAAATTGCTCTCATGGATAGCAACCATTCATACGTCTCAACTCATACAGATTGGTCACAAGTCAGTACCAATGAGATTTCTGCCGGTAATGGTTATACAGGTGGTGGAGTAGTTCTCGCCAATACATCGTGGTTAGAGTCCGGTGGTGTTGTTACGTTTGATGCAGATAGTGTCACATGGACAGCAACTGGTGGTGCTCTTGGTCCAGCAGCTTTTGCCGTCATTTATGATGATACGGCAACTGATGATAAACTGGTGTGTTCTATCGATTTCGAAGGATCACAATCAGCTGGTGAAGGAACCGAGTTCCGCATCACCTTTAACGCAAATGGAATTTTTAGAATATCATGAGCATTATAAGAGACGGCGTTAGATCACAAGTTGGTGCAGAACTGTTGAAGCATAAGCAAGAAATTACTAGAAGTGCTTCAAACATTATCAATGATGTCATTATACGAAAAGTTAGATTTAGTGAACTTCGTGAACAAATGCGAAATGATACTGACAACTTTTCAGCATCTGATATCGCTGACCTCGATGATATTGAGGGCGAGTTAATCACTCGTATTCAAGAAGTGTTCGCACTTGTTAGTAGCTAATATATGGCACAGCAATGGTATAATGCTCTATGGCAGCACCGACAATTAGTTACAGTTCATAGCGAAAACGTAACATCAACACTTAATAATTTCGTTCTGTATATGGACGAGACTGGTTTCGTTAAGCCCGGAATCAACAACGATGTGTTTGATAGAGCAAAAGCCGATGGCACCGATATCATCATTACTGCAAGCGATGGTGTCACCAAACTAAGTCATGAAATTGTTAATTTTGATATTGGATCAAAGAAATTAGAAATATGGGTTCGAATCCCAACCGTATCATCCACAAATGACACCACACTTTTTGTATATTATGGAAATGCAGTCCATACCGAGCCATATGATGCTTCTGTCTGGACATCATATCAATATGTATCACACGATGGTGGTCAAACCGATTCAACCGGTACAGTAAGCTCTACTACCTACGGAACACCAGTCGAAGTTGATGGTATCACCGGTAAGGCATATAGATTCCCTGATGCTGGCGATATTCATGATACCGGTCTTCAGGTTATTGATTATCCACTAACATTTCAAGCATGGGTTAAGCCCGAATCATTTACGGGTCCATATGTAATGGGTAACTTCGCGACCAGTGCCGAAGACTTCACTTTATATACACAAGCATCCCAATGGGTTCTAACCGCTGAAAACGGTGGTGGTGCTCATGGATTCGGTACAGTCAATCAGAGTTCTTGGAACTTCTTGTCAGTCACTATCGATAATCTATTCAATAGATCATATCACAACGGTGCACCAATCGGAAATATCTCATCTGGTGGAGCAACCGGTACTATTGATTCCGGCGATACATTAAAAATCAACGACAAGGGTGATACAATCAATTCAGCCGGTGGTATCATCGTTGATGAAATTCACTTCTTCACTGGTGTATTATCAGCGGATCACATTGCTGCCCAATATACAAACCAGTATTCACCCGTAACATTCTATGATGTATCAAACCAACAAGAAGTATCAGGTAGCTATGTTTCACCACCAGCTAGCGACATCACAATCACCACCTTCGTCGCTATCGTATCAGTCGGTGTCAATATTAAACCACCGATGTATGGTGCAGCAATCACAACATTCGCACCATCAATTGGAACCGGTGTTCTTATTGATACACCAACGGCAACACTAACAATAACCTCGCCACTACTGGGTGTTGAAGCAAATATCTTTATCAGTTCAAACATCAATGTCGAATTTGGTCAAATATTCGGTGGTGCATCGAAATTTAAACCTTCACGCCAATTTGAATTGTATAAAGAAGGTGACCCCAATAATAAAGACTCTCAATTCCTGTCAGGAATAAATAAACAAATTATTGATATTGGTGGTGTCACTTGTTACATTTGGAAATTACTTGGAACTCATGACCAATCCAACGTGGACGGCACACCCGGAACACAACTCGATGAAGCTTTCGGGGTTTTGGATGATGGTGTTCTAGATGGTATTCAGGATGTTGTGCTTGGTGAGAACCGAGATAGAAAATATTCCGATAATGCTATTCGATTAAAGGGTGCTTACGCGGTTTCTGAAAACGAACTTGATTATGCTCGCTTCGGAATGTCTTTGCTTGGTGATATTATTCAAATTGAATTTCACAAAGTAGACATGGTGGATAAAGTTGGACGTAGACTTAAACCCGGTGATGTATTGGAAATGCCTCATCTTCGCGAAATTGGTGAAGATGGATCAATCGCAAATCGTTATTATGAAGTCGATACACTTTCCAGATCACCTACTGGTTATGATCCATCATACCAATATCATATTCTTGCTGCAACTCTGAAACCAATCAGAGATAGCCAAGAGTTCATCGATCTGATGGAACGCAAGGATGAATACGGTAAAACCCTTAGAGAACAAACATCTAATCGCAAACACATTGAAGCATCAACGGCAAAAATCCAAGATGCCGCCGATGAGCAAGCTTATACAACCAATTATGATACAACCCCATTATATATCAGCGATGAGGGAGTTATTATTTCTCATATGTGGTCTGATGATGGGAAACCACCGAACGGACGACCTGTCACACAAGTGAGTAGTTTCCCGGCGAGTCCAACAGAAGGCGATTATGTTGTTCGCATCGATATGTACCCTAATAAATTGTATCGTTATCAAGCTGGTAAATGGTTGCTCAAAGAAAAAGACAACAAACGGGAATGGCAACCTTATAACTGGACGCGTAAACTTAGAGAATTTTCGTCTGACAGATCATTGGAGGATGACATGCGACCATGGGAACTAAAATCAATTCACGATGTCCTGTCACCTACTCAGGGTCGATCAAACCCATCTCCAAAGGGTAGAGACATCATTCATGCCAATATATTCAACTGGGATCGAAAGATTGAAGTCGAAATCCCTAGTGACGTGATTGCTGAAGCTGCTGAAGTTGAAAGAAGTGCCACACTGGTTCCAACTAATGCGGCCACTAGTATTTCAGACTTCCTGAATACCGGTGTTGGTGAATATGATTTCTTCGTCTTGTATTATGTTATTACTCGTGGTGCTAATCAGGAAGCGGGTGAAATAATCATCAATGATAATGGAACCGCAATTTCTATGGATCATGAACACAACGACATTGGTGATGTTGGTGTTGTTTTCTCAACTGTCTATGAGGGCGGGTTCAGAAAACTCAAATATACCATGACAGCTGGTTCTGCTGCCGTGATGAAATTCTTCGTTAAGGGAGCATGGTAATGAAAATAGAAAATCTATTTGAAACAGAATATGAAACGGTTCAAGGTCTACGTGGTCCAACAGAAGTCATGATGCATCCTTCATATAAGAGTGTTGCTGTAGGAATAAATGCACATGAAGAACTTCGTGGGTTCTATTCACCCGGTGATGACATGATTGCGTTCTGGGATGCGAATTCACTTCATGAAGAAGTTATTGGCAATGATCCACTGTTTTATGAATATGAAGATGTGTTGAAATTATACGTAAACAAAACCGTGTTTTCTGTTTATCATTTCAATAATCCAAATCGCACTGGTGAAATCGTTGTCGATATGATGGGTGGTTCTGAACCATCATGTTTAGCTAAATTGCGAGAATTTTCTGTATTCCGCATTTTGATGAAATCGAGACGAACCACTTTTGATGAAGACTAACAAAAAGCGGCCCCGGAATTAACCAGAGCCGCCTTCATTGTTTAGATCAGATCAACTGTTACTGTGGTGTTCGACCACCAAGGCTACCCTGAAGGATGGCCGCAGCATTTTCAATACCACCACCACCGAACAGAACCGTATCCGGTAGATTGATGCTTCCAAGAATTTCAGGATTATCAACCAGCATCTGGACTACACCAGTTTGGAATGCCAGTTGAAGTTCCAGTTCGCGCAGTTCCTGAACCCGTTCTTCACCGAGAACCAGAACCTGTGCACGCTGACCAGCCGAAAGGGCTTCAAGATATTCACGGTCAGCATTACCACGTTGCTGTTGCGTCTGGGCGTAGATTTGAGCCGCAACGAGTTCAGCCTGTTGATCAGCCGTTGCACGTTGTTGTTCAGTCGCAATACGAGCCTGCTGGGCACGTTCTTCCTGTACGAAGGTAACTTCCAGCTGCGAAGCAATCTGATCACGCTGTGGTGCGATCAGGAGTTCAGGTGGAACAGCTGGTTCACCCATGGTCACTTCCAGAATGTTGATACCCGAAGTAGTCGATCCGCTCATAACTGCATGAGAGATTTCGGCTTCAAGTGATGCACGACGATTGGAGAAGTCCAAAGCCCGAGTGGCACGATAATGATACGCTTGTGTACCAGCCGATTGAATAACCGGCGAACCATCAGGATTGAACATATATGGATGAGGCGTATCAACTTCGAAATCGATGGACACACAGTTTTCACCACCATTCTCGTTGAATGAACATACTTCATCAACAGGGGCATAAACTCGACCACCACCAATATTACGAACCCGTGAACGAATCATCGGTGTAATGATTCGATCTTCAACAGCACCCAAGTCACCGACTGCTGCCACAATGGCTGGTGCTTGTGCGGCTGTAACCTGACCCATCACCCGAAGTTCTACTGGAATATTCCAGCCTTCAGAAATCACAGTGATCGCATTATCAGCAGACGAAGAGGACGTAGCAACTGTTTCGCACCGACGCTGACCTTGTTCGATGCCACCAGTAGGAGTGACATCCAGTGAAATCGAGCAACGCTCATATCCACCGGAATATTCGAAGCGCTGTGCACGAGTATCGATCAGAGTGATATCATAGATCAGTGGATTGATGAAGTATGAACCCGGCGTGAGTGGACGTTCCCAAACACCTTTACAGCCGACAGGAACAAGAGTTGCAATCAAGTCACCTTGTTCGACTTCACGGACTTGATCACAGTCATTGCGCCAGCCTTCATCGATGTTCGAACGAACGACACCAACATAACCCGTAGGAATTACCGTGGTTACAGTTGGAGTGCTATCAAGACCGCGAACTTGTGTTGCGACATTATGCATGCCGTTTCGATCATAATAACCAATCAGGTTACCACGAGAGTCCGTGATCCGAACATTGAACAGATACAGATTGATACGATGTGTACCGGGAAGAAGCACTGATGATTGAAGACCTTTTTGACCACCAATACCACCGTCTGCCACCGAAGTCAGGAATTGCTGCGAATCAAACACGTTGCGCACATTAGATGATGGCGGAACTGGTTCGGTTGCAGAATGCCGAGGGATGGATGCCGAAATTGCAGTACCGGGAAGTGGGCGTGCTGCGATAGCATCTTCACTCAGTGGTGAACCGTCAATGGCGACAATAGCACCATAATGGTCTGCCGGAATTTCAACGACTGGCAGATTTTCAAAAGTTCCCCACAAACCCATCAGTGGTTCGATATGGAAACCCGGACCCCAAATACGAGCGTTCGGGCCTTGTTGTCCACCGACTGCGATGATTTGTCCATCGCGCATCGATTCACCAAAATAGGTTCGGGTATAGTGACCAGTGGCATCGTCAGGAACAACGATAATAGAACTGTTCCACCCGGAACCAACGATAAACAAAATTCCCAAGATCGTGCCGCCGATTCGAACGGCCCAATCATGAGGCTTGAAAAGACCTGCTGCTACCCACGCTACACCAAGACTGGCGACCCCGAGCAATGCGATAATAATCGTTCCCATTAATTTCTCCTAAAATGGGTTGTAAATGAATTTCATGTATACTGGTCAATCATCAACTTGGCAATAGAGTTAGATGATAATCAATCCGGTAAACGGTTTTCCCAAGATTTTACAAGCTTGTTCAAAGTCTTGCATCATGATTCCATTTTGACTATCTGGTTTAACATGATGTTCTTGTAGATCAGGCAAAGATGCATCATCGATAACACACCAATGCGTCACTTCTTCGCCTGATTCTCTCATAGTGTTCATGAATTGCTTAATAGCATCCCCACGATTCATATTCTCGTTGGGAAAACCAGAACACCATCGGATATAAAGGTCTTCGGAAATATCATATCCAACCTTCATGAACAAATCGCGGATATAATCTTCACCATTTGCACCGTGCGTCGAGTTGATCACGATCTTGCATCCAGTGTATTCACACAGGAACCGAATAGCGTGTGCTGACACTTGATCGATATGTTCCAAGAACGCACCAGACCCATGATGAAGTTCATTCGGAAGAAACAATAAGTTTCGGGCCGTATTAACAACACCGTCAATATCTAAAAACACTAATTTCATAACCTACTCCGATTTTCTTAATGTATAACAGGAGTTAACAAGTTTGTCAAGCCTTGTTGACATTCTGTTTGGTGCGCGTTATAGTTCCGCTGTCACTTGATTGTTTAGTGATTAGTTTTAATTCATGTTTAAGGAACAGCCATGAAACAAGATAACATTTTCGATTTGGTACAAGATCGGAAGACACTGGTAGTATTCGACGGCGCAAATATGTTTGCCACGTTGAAAAACAAAGATGTTCAACTGGATTTCCTCAAACTTCGGGACCACGTTGATGAGCTTTGTGAAAATGTCCAATTGGATTATTTCACACCAGTAGCCGCTGAAGATTCGGGTTTCTCTGCGGTGAAGCCATTGACCGATCTATTGTCGTACAATGGGTATCGCATTAAAACCAAACTCGTACCGACCCGTGATAATGAAGATGGCATGACCAAGCGTCTGCGATCCAACGTCTCTACCGATATCTCAGTTCACGTCATGTCCATGGTCTGTAACAAGGCTGTGGATCATATCGTTCTGTTTTCCGGTGATGGCGAACTTTCCCCACTACTCACCGAACTCCGTAATCGCAATGTTCGTGTTACAGTCGTTTCATCGAAAGAAGCGGTAGCAGATTCACTGCGTCGTGGATGTAATGAATTTATTGATGTTGAGGGTTTGCGCGGTCAGTTCACCCGCTAGTCAATTTGATCTGGGTATAGGAGTGATCATATACTGTGGTCATTCCTATATTTGGACATAGCTATACCTCGCTAAATCCCGGCCTCCACTAGAATAACCAAAACAAATTGGAAATAATAATAGAATCTCTTAGCGACTCAACCGGGTGTCAGTTTCACGTAAATTAGATATCCCTCAGAATGCAGTTTCGGATGCCAGCCGTCCCGACCCTTTGTGATTATAGGCACAAAGACCTTGTGTACTGAAACAGTATAAACTGTAACAATACTCGCCGTTCATTAAAGTTCTGAGTTCTGAACTAGTCTATGACCATCTCTTACTAGTTCCGACCGAGGTTCAGTGATCCTTTAGTCACCTATCCAAATCGCCTATCTTACAACTTCATGTTCATGTTTCCATGAGGGTGGCATGAAGACCACGTTGGTTTCTCATTAAGGGACAGGAACCAAGCCGACCTACTTAGATTCTATGACAATAATTATGTGATTCAAATCATTGACAGAATGAATCACACGTCTATAAGTATGAGTATGCGGACGTGGTGGAAATGGTAGACGCGCCAGACTTATAGTAAAATTGAGTGCCCTTTGGGAAACCATCGGAGTAGAACTGCTCAAATTCGGGGAAACCTTTTAAATGGCAATCCCGAGCCAAGCTTCTTTCGAAAGAAAGTTGAAGGTGTAGAGACTGAGTAAGTTACAAAATATATCTCACCTAGTGTGAGGAAGGGAATTAGAAATGGAGAAGAAAGACAAATCGGTTGTTTGTGCTATGGTGATGGGTGATGGTCATATTCGGCCAGCAAAACCTGAATTGGCGATTAGTCATTGTGATGCCCAAGTTGAGTATCTAAACCATAAGCTGAACATTCTTTGTGATCTGTTTAATAAAAGTGTTTCAATCAGTCGGGTTAAGTCTCGTAATGATACAAATACCTTTAACAGATTCTTTATGACCCATCGTTATTTTCGTGTACTGCGGAAATGGTGTTATAAGGATGGATATAAGCAATTTACACGTAAACTACTGAATAAGTTTACGCATCATGCTATAGCCATATGGTATATGGATGATGGATCGCTATATCCCAAGAAGCGAAATGGTAAGGTTCATGCATATGAACTTGTAATTTCGTGTTGTGTATCTACGGAAAAAGAAGTCAACGTCATTGTTGATTATTTTAAAGAAGTACATGATGTGAAATTCACTATTAAGCGGAACAAAGGAAGATTTTCGATCCGGTGTGGTACTACACAGGCGAGAAAATTTATTGATATTGTCAAACCATTTGTTATTCCATGCATGCAATATAAGGTATGTATGTAACTTACTGTACGGGCAGCATCTAAGTCAGTGAGAACTGATATGATGAAGGTATAGTCCAGACCACAAACCTCAGTCGAGGGCAGTTAAAGCTGTAGTGGTATGAAAATCTGGTTCCTTCGGGAGTGCGGGTTCAATTCCCGCCGTCCGCACCAATTATTTTGGTGCACGCATAAGTATATGGTTACCCATAAGTACACTTAAAGAAGGTGTGCTATGGAATTATCTAAATTATTTGAAAAACGTGGATATAATAAAGAACAATTTATTTCAGCGGTGGAATCATCCATCAGTAAACGAAATGCTTTGATACAGCTTGGTTTGGTTCCGTCTGGTGGGAATTATAAAGTATTTGACAGGGCAGTAAACGAACTTGGATTAGATATAAGTCATTTTCGTGGTCAAGGGTATCTATTAGGTGGTAACCACGATTGGACACCAAAAATACCTTTAGATGAAATATTAGTAGAGAATTCATCTTACAGTTCTTCATCCAGATTAAAACAGCGCTTATATGATGTGAACTTATTAAAACCAGTTTGTAATAAGTGTGGTATAGGTGATAAGTGGAACGGTTCTTCTTTATCATTACATCTTGAACATAAGAATGGTGATAATTCTGATCACCGTATTGAAAATCTTGAAATATTATGCCCTAATTGTCATTCTCAAACATTATCATACTGTGGAAGAAACAAAGGAAAATATTCAACTTGACATATTGAAGTATACCCTGTATTGTTATTATTATTATTGGGAGAAATTGAACATGACACAGTTGTATAATGTTGGTGACTTAGTTAAATTCGTGCCAAACAATATGCATGGCGACATGTACGTTGAAGGTACTAATATGAATGGCGCTTTGATGAGGGTCGAATCTACCAGAAACTCTCGCCTAACAGCATCTGGCGCACATCCACAATGGCTTGAAGTTAGCTTGGTAAATGAAGACAAATTCATGGAAGTAGTTGATTTCCCATTTGAATTTGGTATTCGTATGTATTCAGGCTCTTGGTTCGAACTCGAAAAAGCGAAATGAAACAAACATTTGAAGAAGATGACACGGTTGAGCTTATTCCTTCCTCGACCGGTCACAGGGTTCGCAAAAATGGGATTGATTTTACCGGTGCATACGGTTTCGTATTGGAAGTTATTACTGTGCCTCGTAAATCGCGTCCTAAAGTTGGGCACCATCAATGGGTCAAGGTTCTGATTCGTGAACGTCGAATCACTATGCCCGGTGATCATTTTAAACTTATCAGACGCCAATGACCGATAATACATTAGAGCACAACGATACAATTATGGTATACGTTAACGATCAATTGACTTCATATATGTCGGTTAGTAGTTACGCGGCCATCAATCATATTGACAAAACGACATTACGGGCGGAACTCCGTAGAAATAAATTGGTTATACATGGTGCTAATCGATTGATACCGGGAATTTACTTTCGATAGAAGTTTTTCAGCACGTATACAAAAAAAAAGAATTGACCATTATGATTTCAAGAGCTATTATGGACACTTCCGAAAATCATGATGGAGATTAATTAATCATGTCGCTTAGCAATGCAGACGCCAATAGCCTTACCGTTATCATCGATGACTTACGTGGATTACATGAAGACATGGGTTTCATCGGCCTTGGTGTGGATAGCACCGATGGTGAACCTGTAAATTATCTCGAAAATAATGACACTGGTAAAGCGTTGTCGAGTAAACTGACGACTGCACAAACCATGTGCACACAAGCGGCTCAAGCCCTTGAAGAAGCCATGAATGATATGACGACTTCATAATTTCCAATACCGAATGCGATATACCGGTGCTCTGTGATAAATACATTCATGGAAAACCGGTATATCTCATTACAGCAGCATTCATCAGGTGCCACACGATACGTTGATGAACTAAATTCTGCTGGCCAAGTCGATCTTGATTCGAATGGTGAACCGTTTGTAATCTCGTATGAAGATGTTGCAGGCGAACAAACTCTTATTCGTGTTTTTATTAAACGCAATAATACAAAACAAAATTTTGTTATCAATAAAAGAAGTCGTACTGGTAGTCCCAAACGGGCATCCTTCGATACGGACGATGGTTGGAAGCGCGATGATTCGGCTAAGCCCGAAACCATTGACGAAAAGCCTAAACCAAAATCTTCAGCAAAACCTAATCAAGAAAGAAGTCGCCGAGCTGGTCTTAATTTCGAAACGGTTATTAAAACTTTATTGAAACGAGATAAGAGATGATTAAAAACGAATGGTTAAACAACGCAACTATTTCGTTGATGACCAAAGCACCGAATTATGATTATGATTCGGCATTGTCAGAAATTGAAACGTATTTGGTCAATACCGCTGGTGGATGGAACCCAGACGATGGTGGTGAACCAAACGGCGAAGGTGAACCAACCAATAGCGATACACCAAGCGCTGCTGCCACTGCAATATACACCACTCAGATTTCAGATACTAAAACTATTACGTCTACAGTAGATGTTTCGGTTAAATTAACCCACACTGGTTCTTTTCCTACTGGTACTTCGACAGCTACAATCCTCGCTGCACTGAAAGATGCCATGGAAGCTAGAATTGAAGCTGAATTCGCATTGACCGGTGGTGTTGATTTCCTTGATGCCGATTGGGATAACGCAGTATCGACTACTAGGTTCGGTGGAACATTATCTCAATCCGTAAGACAAGAAATTCAGAATTCAATCGTCAATGATGTTGTATTGATTGACCCGGCCACGATTGCTACTGCTTATGTCAGAACAACATATTCATTAGATAACACATGGGTCGCAAAAACAGTTTACAACAGGAACGCAAATTATCCTATTATAGTGTTTGTAGGGAAATATACCACGAGTGTATATGGGACCGAAGACACGAGTTATGTAGACGGCGATGATACAGTCACTTATCCCGGTTATGTGGTTCAGGTTGATATGGACACCCATAGAGTGCAAACGTGTAGCGTTTTCCCTGCGGCAACACGTACTCCACTTTAACCAATAACCGTAATGGGATATTATGAATTCAAAATTACACCTAATCACGTATAATCGTCGCAAGCCGGTTGAACGTTTCGTTCTTCAATGTCAGCCATGGAAAGAAGATGCACAAACCGTTGTTGGGTTTGATGTGACTGAAATCATGAAAGAGGCGTTGATTTCAGATAGCAGCAAGGGTTTTGAACCACTGATGGGTCGTGCCTTTGCTCATGAAGTGCACCGATCATTAGAAGCTGCTGAAACCCATATTAGAGTTTCAGGCGCATGGGTGGCTTCGGTGAGACAACAGGATACTCAATTTAGAGATTTTGTTGACTCATATGCCAACAATGCTCGATCTGCCCCAGACTTCTTTGATTCCATTGTGGAATTCAGAAAAAAGCAGAACATGGATAAGAAATACACCAATGATGTCAGAGATGTTGACGTTTTGGATTTCAGACCAATGATTGGTTATAAAGGTATTTGGAAGAATTTCCGTAGAGAGTATGTAAATATAGTCAGGACTTATGACTATGGAACCATCTTTAAAAATATCTGACACTGAGTATAAGACATTATCTCAGTGCAACAAACAAGAAACAGAGAAGCTGCTGGACACTCTTTACGAAAAGATGTCGATGGCGGCTTCTCTGCCACATTCAACTATGATGACTCAATTAGAAGCCTTTGTTCAACAGGTGGAACAAAGATTATATTTCTTTGATATTGGTCATATTGAAGACAAATCGTCTAAGATTAGAATAAGGCAGCGAATTTCATTAATTGAAGACGATTAGCCTAATAAATAAATCAAAAGGCTGTATCATATCCAATGAAAGATCGTAGAGTATTTTCGTCGCTACCAAAAGTATTCCAGACAGATGTAAACAAGCGTCTCCTAGGAGCTACAGATGATTTAGCGTTTGAACCAGAAGCGTTTGAACGCATTGAAGGACAAATCGGTGACGACACCGATATCTCCCAATCCACTAAAGATAGATCACCATTTATCACCAATAGTAACCCGTTGGATGATCGATTTCAATTATCTCCATGTGTCGTTTCATATAATAAAGATGGTTCAGTCGCCAATGGTGCTTTTTATGCTGACTTGATTGGTCACATCTTGGCCAATGGTGGATTGACCAGTGATGAAAATAGATTATTTGAATGTGATTACTTTTCTTTCACTCCACCAATTAATATTGACAAATGGGTTAATTTTTCCAAATACTTCTGGACCGGAGATGGAACAGCGGACGATACTGGCGAATACATTGTAAAAGAACCAACAGCATCGCAGACGGTTCTTCATTATGTTGAAGCAAATGGAACATTCACCAAGAAAGCAGTAATTCTGGATTCCAGTGATCGATTAGCACCGTTGGCTAGCTATGAACCGACCGGTACTCTCACAGGCGATCTTCGCGAGGATTGTACAGACGCACAGCGTACAATTTACCAATGGGATGGAACTGCATGGCAGGTGGTTAATATCGCGCCATACGCATCAGAAGACGCTGTTCCATCTGATATTGCGGCTGGTACATATCTTTACATCGCTCGCACCGGTAAGAACTATCAACGACCAGTGATATATCATTATAGTGGTGAAGCAGGCCGGTGGTTATCAAAAGTTCCGGTTATTTCTAATCGTGAACCTGATAATCCGGTCGAAGGCATGATCTGGGAAGATTCTCGATCACCAGCATCCCGTAAATTCCTTCTTTATACAAATGAGGGTTGGGCACCATTGGTTTATTCAACCATTCCATATTTTGATACTCTGGATTCTGATAATGATATAGCTAGCATGACCGCGATTGGTGTTCCAACCGGTAATGATCCTGTATATCGTTATGCTGCAATTGATTTCACCGTTAATGATGATCCATGGCAGAAAGAAAACTGGTGGGTTCACTTTGAAGATTTAAGTGCAATCGATAAAACAGAATACAATGGTAAGCAATCAAAAAGACCATTACTTGAATATTGGAGTTCAATCGAAACAACTGATATTTCTGATGCACTTGCATCTTATAAGATTTTTGGATTGAATAATGTTCAACCGAAATATGAAATATACATGGTTGATAACGGTGGTATTAGCAAGGCATCAACATTTGTTGACACTTATAACGGTAACTCGTTATTTGAATACAAACAAACAAGAACTAATTCCGATGATACTGTTCTTGGATTTCCGTTGACATATGATAGTACTGGTGAAATTATATTTGACCTTACTCTTGAAAGTACTGTTTATACTAAAAATAATATATCTGTTCTGGGTTATAGGTTTTTCAAGGACACATGGACCGGTCAGCTTCATTCAGTATGGAACCGATCAACCACACCGCTCGTGTATGATCAAACCCAGAAAGGTGTTCCTCTAAATCTGAGTAATAACCCGAACCATGATATTATCACTAGTATCAGCAGAAGTAATATAATCAACCATTATAGAAATATTTTAGACACAAATGCTGATGGTATTCCATTGGGGAATAATAATTATCGTTGGACCAGTCGTGATCCGGTTTCTGGTGCAACGATTATCGATACTGAAGGATCATTATTGATTCCTTTATCATTAATTCAGAACGATGATTATGATCTGGCAGAAGCCATTCGTAATATGTCATTTGAATATAACCGATTCATGAAACGGTTTGTTCGTCGATTGAGCACCATTTGGGATGCGGGTAGTTATTCAACTCCACAAGGGACATTGAACGGACTGACTGCCACAGAGATGGTGGACAAGGTATTAACTCAAAACATTCTCTTCTCTACTGAAGAGAGTCCATTTTGGAATGCCGGGATGGGAACGTATGTCAACGAAACGACAGCAGCCGTATCACCAATACTCATTCCCCCTTCAGCCGCCAGAACTGGTGCCGCACCCGCTTATACTCCACGGAAATTCACAACAAATTCAATAACTTATATATTGAAACATGATGGAAGTGTGATGTTAGCATATAATGATGAGCGCGATGATGTCATCATTAATCTTGAAAATAGGTTCTTTGCTTCTGTACCAGCGAAACGTAAATTAGAATCAGTGGCCGAGAGTGCATTTTTGGATGGTCATCAATTCTCATTGAAGAATCACATTGGTAATAAAACCATTATTACCAATGTGCCTGATGTTGATAATATTGTAAATGATTATACTGCCTTGTCACCAACTGAAGGTGATAGAGTGTATTCTAAAACTCATGGGATGTATGCGACTTATAGTAATTCCGCATGGGTTACTAAAAAAGCTGTGGCCAGTGATATTGTCAAAAATCTTACCGATGACACAAAGCATACCTTCAATGGTTTCGACATTTTTGAATTAAAGGCTTTTGATAGATCAGGAGTATTTGATTACCAGTCTTCAGATTATACCACAGTGATTCGTCGTGAGTTTGAAAGATGGTATGTCGATCAGGGGTTAGACCCTGTAACCAATGATGGTTATTCCGAGGCTAACAAGTGGACATGGAATTATACTTCGGCTGGTTTTGAGGGTCATTGGACCGGAATATACAAACGCGTATATGGTACTGATCGTCCACATGTTGCCCCATGGGAAATATTAGGTTTCACGATAAAGCCCGCTTGGTGGGATGATGCTTATACGGTGACCAGCACGGATGCTGATGGCAACGGGAGATATGGTTCTGCTAATGCCATGTGGGCTGATCTGAAGACCGGCACGTTGATAGCTGCCGAAGGGGTCACCATTCCTACTAAATTCCTATTGAGCGCCACAGCACCCATCCCTGTTGATGTTAATGGTGATCTAATTGATCCAGTGACAGCCGGTGTAGTAAGTCTTGATCAATTAATTTCCCCTGAACAAAATTGGAAGTATGGTGATTGTAGTCCGATTGAGAACTCATTCCATAATTCACATCTTGGGCCATTTGCATATGCACTAGCTGGTTATCTGATGAAGCCGGGTAGATATGTGGAATTCCTATGGTCTGATTATTCATTCACTATTGGTATGGATACCAATTTGTTTGGTGGACCTATTAAGATTGATGATGGAACTCTTCGCCGTCCGAAGATCGATGATTTAAAGATTCATTCGGAAGACATTAATTATTCCAATCCGGGCATTAACGCATGGGTTGCCGAGAATTTAAATATGTCGAGAATAAATTCGAAAGAGTTTGCTGACACGATTCGACAATCCAATGTATCACTCGGTTGGAAAACCAATGGTTTTATTGATAAAGCTGCAACAGTAATCAAAACTTCATCCGGTGTGGAAATCCCTTTTGAAGATGTGCAGTTAACATTACACAAAGGATTACCGATTGAGAATAAATTCCATAGTGGTATTCAAATTCTCAAACGTGGTTCAAAATACCAAGTGTATGGTTATGATTATACGAACTCGTTCTTTAGAATCAATTATGGTGCTCGTCCATCTCTTGCTGGAAGAACTACGTTTAACGAAACCTATACTGTTCAGACTGGTATAGATACATACACCTTGACCAAATTCAAATTAGGCGGAACGAACGATTTAGCAAAATTCTCAGTTCTTGTTGATGGATTCAAAGTCAAAGATCAATATATTAATATATTAAGCCCAACTAGTTTCCAGATCATTGATCCAAATATAACAACCGGTCAACAACTAACTGCTCAATTGACTACAACATATACTAATCCTAGTACACGTTCTCGCAAATTCTCAATTGGGGAAACCGATTACTTCTACTATGAGACTGGAACGAATAACATTATCGACTATCAGTATGGTCATCAATTCAATTCTCCACAAGAAGTTGTTGAATTCATTGTAGATTACGGAAGAAATTATACTGACAATGGTTGGGTTTATGAGAATGATGATTGGATAGATGTTGCCAAACGATTTGCGGTGTGGTCACAGACGGCTACTACTGGGCAAATCTTTGTGGATGTTGCGTCTGGTAATTCGTTGAATCTGCAATCGACTTTTGGTCATATGAATAATATTCAGAAGTTAGTATATGGTGGATACAGTCTACTTGATATTGCTGGAATGCCTATAACTGATTTTGACACGTATCGTTTTGATGGTGACATATCGGTTAAATCTCCTCATTTGATTTTCGGTCTTAGAGCGACTATTGTAGATATACAACACGCTGTGTTCATTTCTAATAGAACTAGATTCAATGATCTTGTTTATGATCCATTTACTGGTTTGCGTCAGAAAAGACTTGAAATCAAATCACTAAGAACAAAAGAGTGGGCAGGCCGTTTGGATACACCCGGATATATTGCGTCTGGTGATAAGCTTGTTCCGAACTTTGAGAAGAGCACCAAGGACTTCATTCGTTATTACGATATGTTGGACCCTGTTTCTGATCCAAAATTCCGTGATCAAGCCTTCAATCTTTATGGTTGGTACTATCGCGATTATGCCAGAGAAATGAATATCAATGAGGTTATGTCTTTAGAATTTCACAAGAATTCTATTAGAGAGAAAGGCACTCGTCGTGCTGTATCTGGTTTTTCAATCTCTAAGAATAATAATATCCCGTTGGAAATTCTCGAATGTTGGGCATGGAAAGAGGGCGAATTTGGTAAAACCTCATTTGATAATCCAGTTCGATTTAATATCCTTGAAACCGATTTCAATAATAGAATCCAATCAGTGATATTCGGGTCAACCAATGAACCGGGTGTTGTAACGATCAGTGATTATGATCGTTCCCAAACTCATGCCAAATGGATTGTTCCACCACGCCAAGGTAATTTCAAATTCCCAATCAAAGGAAATGCGACATCACCCGATTATGATATCAGAGCAGTTGTACTGGAAGGCGAAGTATTAGACAAGAAGATGTTTCATTACGATCCTATTAACGGGTTACATGAGCCAATAGCCTATTCACAGATCGATATCGAAACCTCGTTTGATCCAGCATATTACAACAAAGGTGTAGCAACCACGGACGAAGGATATGAATGGTCGTCAAGTAGAGTTGGAACCATTTGGTGGAACACATCAAACAGAGAATACCAAGATTATTTAAATCAGTCTCTCACTTTAAAAGAATCATCCGAGAACTGGGGCAAGCTGAAGAGTTACGCAATCAGTTCAAGTGCAGTTGCAAATACTATCAGTATCAAATCTGTAGTTGAGGCTGGTCATAATATAGTAGTCAATCAATCCATAACGGTAGAAACCAGAGATGGTCAACGTATCAGTGGTATGGTTGATGTGGTTTCTGGTAATGACGTTACCTATACTCTGTTGAATGGTCCTGAGACTGTTTCTATATTATCGAATGCATTGTTACTGTCTAATATAATCACAATAACCAACAGAAGCATTGATATATATGAATGGATTGAATCTCGCGTACCACCGACTGAATACAGTGGTGATGAAGATGATGTGATCATTTTCAATGCGGCTAGCCCCTCATATACAGAAGTCACCCAAAGCGACGGGTCACGTCGATATTATTTTTGGGTTAAAAACAAAAGAAGCACCATTAGTGGTAAGTTGCTATCGGCTTATCAAATATCTAATCAATTATATGACCCAACGGTTGCACTGATTCCATGG